CTACTGGAGCCACTGGTGTTAGAGGCACGACAGGAGCAACTGGTGCTACGGGTGCGACTGGAGTTACTGGGATACAAGGAGCAACTGGAGCCACTGGGCCACAAGGCGCAACTGGTGCTACGGGTGCGACTGGAGTTACTGGGATACAAGGAGCAACTGGAGCCACTGGGCCACAAGGCGCAACTGGAGTTATTCCCGCCTCAAACGCAGGTAATGTTTGGACATTTTCAGGAAATGGCGCAACTACAACTTGGACTCTTACAGGAAATACATCAGGTACACTTGTATCAGCACTTTATTTAGTATCGATTGATGGCATTTTGCAACCACCAGCAAATTATACTATCAATAATGTTTCTCCAAGGACATTGACAATTTCAACAGTTCCAAGTGGAAGTTCAATGGTTGTAGTTTCTCTTTCTACAGCATAAAAGTAATTGACTATTTAATTTAAAAATTTAAAACATAAAAATCATGTCCTGCAATTGCAATAGCTCAACATATTCCAGCACTTGCTGCCCAGAAGTTCCGTATCCATCTATTTCTTCTGAGTCAGTTCCATCATTGATTGATAATCTTGTTTATGCGCTTTATGGAACAATCAATAAATCCATTGTAAATGGTCGCGTAGTATGGGATATTCCTTGCGATCCCAATAATACAGTAGAGATTTTCAATCAACCCCGACTCACGGATGAGGGGTTGATGTGCTATTTTATTCGTCTTGCAAATAATGGAACATTTATTGGTGCAACTGGGCCAGTTGGCGCAACTGGGCCAATTGGTGCAACTGGGCTAATTGGTGCAACTGGGCTAATTGGTGCAACAGGCCCATCAGGTGGAGCAACAGGCCCAACAGGGCCAACAGGAGCCACGGGTGCAACTGGGGTATTGCCACCTTCAAATTTTGGCAATATCTGGTCTTATATTGGAGATGGGGTGACGGATGTTTTTGGAATTACTGGAGGTCTTTCTACTAACTCCATTGCATATTTAGTTACAATTGATGGCATTTTTCAAAATCCTACAAATTACACAATTAGTTTAACAACTCCAAGGACTATAACATTCTCTCAACCGGTTCCATTATCTTCAGAAGCAACAATTGTATCACTTTCTATAGCTTAACTTAAATAAAAATATGCCTATTACAAAAGCAACACAAAGAGTAATTGATGGAATTACATCTACTGGAGGAAATACATCGCGTCTATTGCAAGATCACTTTGCTGATGTAATAAATGTAAGGGATTTTGGCGCGCATTCGATTACTGAGTCTGGCTACTCAACTTTTGATTCTACTTCTTTTATTCAAGCTGCAATTAATTCAGCAAGCGGAGGGAAAGGTGTAGTTTATATTCCAGATGGAGTTTATCGCTTAACATCTGGACTAACTATTCCAGATGACGGAATAACAATTTATGGAGATGGATTTGGTAGGTCGTTGTCAGTTTCAGAAAATATAGGAACAAGACTTCTTGCAGATTTTACTGGTGGATGGGTAATTACTGCCGATGACAAAAGTTGTTTTGTTATGCGCGATATAGAGATTTATGGTTCAGATACTGTTCGCTGGACATCTTCTGGAAGCGTTAATGGAACTGTAGGAGCAATCTATATTAGAAATTGTGTTCAAACATTGCTTGAACGAGTCCAAGTTTACCAAGAGCCGGGAATTGGAGTATATTTATCTAAAGAATGCCCAAGCACAAAATTAACGCAGGTAACAGTAGAGTATTGCAAGGGACACGCTTATTATGTAGATGATGGTGCTATTAATTCAACAAGTGGATATGCGGAGTGTGGAATTATAACATTTGATACTTGCCGTGCTGGACGAACTGACTGTTGCGCTTTATTTGCTGGGGATGCAAATAATGAATCAGGAGCAAATCTTGCTGCATATAGGCTATATCTTTTGAATTGCGAATTTTTCTTTTGCGGAGGAAATACTACATTAAGTCCATATGCAAATCATGTAATTCAACTTCAATATGCTGACAATATATCAATCGTTGGTTGTGCTGTTAGTGGCCCACAAGGTCAGTTGGGAGGGACAAATACAACTCAAGGAACATTAGCAAGTGGCGGAACGGCTGCATTGGTAAAAGGCATATATGTTAAAGGGAAAAATAATGTTTTAATAAACAATAGATTTATTAGGCCATATCAATATTGTGTTGATATAGATGCGATTTCAACATATACATTAATTAATGGCGCATCGCCAAGGCATTCTGGCACAAATGTAACAGATGACTTCAATCCAGCTATAAATTTACAAACTGGTTGCAAAAGCTGGGATATAAAAAATGTTGGGGATGAACAAACAACTAGCATAATTAATTCAACTATTGCAAAATCTGCTGCATCGGAAAATTCTTCTGAACACACAGAGGAGGGTTTTAAATTTAGCGCAAATGGATTAGTTGCATCATTTGATGGTTCTGATCCAACTCCAGCAAATAAATATTTTGCATTGTTTCAAGGGACTACTCAAGTTCAAAGATTTGCAGAAGACCATAGATCAATTGGGGCAGTAAGACCAATTACAAATAATACAGCAAGCCTTGGAGTTAGCGGAGTAAGATGGACTGAAGTCTTTGCTGTAAATGGAACAATTAATACATCTGATGCAAATTACAAACAACAAATCCAAGAAATTCCAGAATCTGCATTAAGGGCTTTTGGAAAAATTAAATTCAAGCAATATAAATTTAATCATGCTGTTGATTCAAAAAAAGAAAAAGCAAGATGGCATTATGGAGTTATAGCGCAAGAAGTAAAAGAAGCATTTGAATCTGAGGGATTGGATGCATTTGAATACGGATTGCTATGCTATGATAAATGGGAAGACGAGTTTGATGATGAAGGAAATTTACAAAATCCAGCAGGAGAAATGTATAGCGTAAGGTATGAAGAACTGCTTTCACTTAATGCTGCATATGTTCATTGGAAACTTTCTAACTTATGACAACTGAACAAGCCAAAGAAATCCTTTCTAAAAACAAAGTGACGAAAGAAGAATACGAGCAAGCCAAAAAAGAAGGTCGGATTACAATATACTAATATGCCATACACATCTAAAAAAGTAAGCTTGCCAGAGGGCTTTGTTGACCTTGGAGAAGAAATGAAGCCAATGACGGCTATTGAAATTGAGCGTGAGCCTGCTTCCGTTCACTATCCCTCTCTGTATTTTAGCGATGCTAAAGAGTTGATGGATTTCCCAAATGAGGGAACTGCTGTAATTCACTTCAAGAAAGTCATGGAGAAGAAAGAAACCATGATGCGTGATGGTGAAGAGAAGAAACGCTACTGCGTTGAACTTGAAATCCACGGCATCAAATCCAATGGTAAATCCAAGATGGAGCCAATGGAAGAAGAAGAGGATGATGAAGACGCTATTGAAAAAGGCTTAAAAGAAGCTGAGGGCGAAGAGGACGAAACCGAAGAGGAATACGAAGATTAATTTTATGGCACAAGATAAAACCATGCCTCCAACCGAGGCTCCAACACCAACACCAGAAGCGATGCCGGGGGAAATGGCCGCACCAACTCCTGACATGGCTCCTCCTGCTGGTGGCAAGGTTATGGTTCAAATGCCATCTGATGCGTTTGATTCTATCTACACACTTGTTAGCCAACTCCAATCTGGTCTTGAAACACTCAAAGCTGAAGTTGACGCTCAAAAAAGTGGCGAAGTTGCTCCTACTGGTGAAGCAATGGCTCCAGAGGCTGTTGCAACCGCTGAAGACGAAGAGTTTCTTAAATCACTTGCGGCAGAAGGTTCGATGCGATAATGTCGCGCCATGTTTGTCTCGCAAATCTTTGAGGAATGTGCTGAAATTCTAGGAACGACTGACGAAAGTAAAATCTTTCGTAAGATTCAGCAGGCAGTAGCGACCTTGATGGAGTCTGGTCACTGGACTCATTCGGTTGCTGATGTTGATGTTTGCACAGGCTGGGATCGTTGTTCTATCACGCTTCCTCGCAATATCGATGTTCCTCTTGCGGTCAACATTGATGGCTCTCCTACATACTTCCGTAATCGTTTATTTCAATACCATGTAAACAAAGGCGGGATGTTTAATTCCGTTGAATGGGCGTGGGATGATCGCGGTTATGTTGCGACACTCATGGACATCATTCAGCCTTCTCAGCTTGTTGCTGTGGCTGAAATGGAGAACGATGTTGGCAAGGTTATTCGTGTTCTTGGTAACGATCAGAATAATCGAACACTTCGTTCGCAACTTGCGAATGGAACTGGTGTTGATGGGTTACTTGTGCCGATTCACTCGCAAAGTGATTTTGCGTATGGAACGATTACTCCAGATGATGCTACTGTAAAGACCCGCAGTGTCGCTATAACGCCGATTAACCTATTTACTAGCGCAACTGCTCATGGACTATCATCTGGTCAGGGAATGAGTGTTACCACTGCTGGAGCGATTCCTGTAGCATTGGAGAATGGCCAGACATACTACATTGGAGTCATTGATGCATTCACAGTCCAGCTTTTCAATGACCCGCTTAATGCTCAAGCATTAAATTATCCAATCAATCTTCAGAGTATCGTTGGTGCTGGAAATCTTGAATTCAAAGATAGCCGCGAATCGCAAGTTATAACTGCACTTGAGCTTTCTGAAGCACCAGAATTTACTCTTGAGACTGCAAATCAAATTACATTCCCTACTGGTCAATCCCTTCCTCCTCCGCTTAATTCAAATCAAACATATTATGTCAATGCTGTTGATTCAACGCATTTGACTGCATTTGAAACATCGGACGATGCTAAAAAGAATATCAATCCAGTTTACACGACTGGAAGCACTGCACCTCTCAATGTAGATATTCGCAAGAACATTGATCCTCAAACAACGCTGACATTTGCTGTTCGTCACTACTACAATGATGGAGATCAAGTCCAAGCATTTACTGCATCTGGAAATCTTCCCAAGCCACTCATTGCGAATCAAAACTACTTTGTTAATATTATTGATGATTTTAGCGTTTCGCTTCACGAGAATCAAGCCGATGCGATTGCATCAGACCAAACAAATCTTGTAAATCCTATTGTTCTTAAAGATTCTGGAAGCGGAACAAATTCTCTTGTTAAATTGATTCCAGCAACATCAATAACTGGGACAACTCAGCAAATAAGCGCATCTGGATTAAATATAGATACGCCATCAGGAACTGGAGCTAACTTCCAAGCTGTAACGATTGGATCAGTAACATCAGTTAGGGTTATTTCTCAAGGAAGTGGATATGTTTCTGATCCGCAAGTAACTTTCTCAAGCCCTCCAATATTGCCAGAGTCTAGCCCTTTCTACGGACTTCAAAAACAAGCAACTGGATATTCAATTAGAGATACAGTAAACAATAAAGTTCTAAATGTTGTTATTACTGATCCCGGCCTTGGATACACTGAGGCTCCAACAATTACAATTGAAGGACCGGTTCAGCAATTATTAGCAGTCACATCAATAACAAAAGTTGGTGCAAATAAAACAGTATCTGCTGGCAATCTTACTGGCTCAGGAACTACTGCAACTTGCGTTATCTCATCCCATGGATATGGAGATGGTCAAGTTGTTACAATTAGTGGAGCTAATGAGACTGAATATAATGGAACATTTACAATAAATGTAGTAAATTCCAGCACATTCACATATACAACTCTTTCAACCATAACTGCAAGTCCAGCAACAGGAACAATTATATCTACCGCATATACTGGAACTGTAGCAACGGCTACTACAAATGAAACTCATGGATATGTTGCTGGAGATAAAGTAATAATTAGTGGAGCAAGCCCTAGTGGATTTAATGGGGAGAAAACTATTATAGCTGTAAATGCTGGAGCAAAAACATTTACATATACAGTATCATCTCTACTTGGAAGTCCAGCTACAGGAGTTTCTATTGAATCTCAAAAAATATCAGGTTCTCCAGCTACTGCTGTAGCTACAATTACAAGGTCGTTTGTTTCTCATTTCAACAAAATATCTGGCGGCTATGGATACCTAACATCTCCGCAAGTTAAAATTACTGGAGGTGGAGGTTCTGGTGCTGTAGCAACTGCTCAAGTAAATAGTTCTATTTTAAATGTAAATCAAATATCTGTTTCGTCTGGAGTTGCTACAGTAACAACAACTTCTCCTCATGGATATGATGATGGTCAAACAATTGAAATATCTAATGTGACTGGCTCGCTTGCCACATATCTAAACGGAGAAAATGCGATCACATCAGTTCCAGTTACTAGCAAAAACATTTCATCAATGACAAGGGTAAGTGGTGGAGATGTTGTGACTGTTGTTACTTCATCAAATCACAATTACTCAACTGGTGATGTCGTAAGATTTAGCGATGTAACTCCATTCCAGTATGCAGACACACCATTTGTTGTTGAGGTTTATGATGCAACTACATTTAAATTTACAATAACAACAACCAGCGTATCTCCAACGCTTGGAGCAAGCCCTACATCATATATTCCAGATGCTACTGCAACAACATTTACATTTGCAGCAGTTTCTGCTCCAAATGGAACGGCTTCAAATGCTGGAATAACATCAACATCTGGAAATGTAACTGAAGTAAAAGCTGTTACTGCTGGAAGTGGTTATACGACAACGCCAATCGTTGTGATAACTCCATCAACTGGCGTTTTTGTTAGCTTTACTTCTACTGGATCACTTCCATCTCCGCTTGTTGCTGGAACTGCATACAGGGCAGAACTTCCTTTGTCATCTGGAACTTTTACTGTTAAAAATACTGACTTCAGCGATGTAAACATTACTTCATCTGGAACTGGAACATTCTATGTTTCGTTGTCCCGTGCATTTAGTGTTACATTTAATAATAACTGGGAAGGCGACTTCACGAATCTTGCGACTGGTCAGCAAATTTATTTTGGAACTGATTATCTTCTGCCTTCGACCAATCCTTCAATTGATAATGGTGTAACTCCATTTTATCTCAATAAAATTAACAATACGACTGGCAAGATTTATATTGCTGCTCCGTTGCCATCTGCTCCAGACGCATACGCTATTGCTGGGGGAACGACTGGTCTTATTGTAATTCAGTCGTTCGGTGCTGGTCAGACATATTATGCATTGAGGAAATCATTCCGTTCTTTGCCATTTGGAAATCTAATTACTCCATCTGAAATTGCATTCTTGAACGAAGATCAAATTGTTGGATTCTCTACGACAGATACGCTTCCCGCCCCCCTTGTTGCTGGAACTGACTATACGATCAAATTGTTTGGTGACTCAATAAAAGTTTACTTGGGTGGAATCTTGCAGGAATTGACAACACCGGGAACTGGTCAGTTAAGCCTAGACATTCTTAGAGAATTCAATGTCTCGCCATCCACGAGTATTGATGCTGACCAAGCTCACTTCAACACTGGTGATGCTGTTGTTCCTCGCGCTAAAGAAGGCGATATATTGCCAACTGGATTGACTGCTGGAACGACATGCTACGCTCGTAGGCTAGATAATAATTCGTTTGAGCTTTACGACACGCTTGCTCAATCGAAAAATACTCCTTCCACTACTGGCCGCAAAGAATACACTACAACTGGCGAGACTGTGATATCAACATTCTTTGTTGACTCTGTAACCCTGCCAACATTTGTGAAGTCTGTGGCTCAAATCGACAAGCCAATTACTGAGGGCTATGTGTCGCTCTACGCTTACGATTATGGCCGTAGCAATGACATGACTCTGATCGGTCAATATCATCCATCTGAAGTTAATCCTCAATACCGCAGGATTCGTATTGGTAAGCCTTGTGCATGGGCTAGGATTTCTTATCGCATCCAGACTCCAAGTATCACGAGCATCTACGACTTCATTCCGCTAGAGCAAGAGCGAGCAATCATCACTGCTGTTCACGCTTGCGACTTGGAAGATAAAGATTTTGCTGATCAATCAGCTCGATACTGGCAGATTGCTTTTGCTTATCTCAAGAATCAGCAAGAGAGTATTGATGGTCATGCAATGTCAGTCCCGCAGATCAATGCGATCACTTATGGCGATACGACTGACCCAGTAATGTTCTAATGAAAAGCGCACAGATAACTTCAGGAAGAGAAGTAAAGGTTTCTTCTGGTTGGATTCTTGGTGTCAATTCGGTAAGGAATCCGTGGGCATTACCAGACAACCAGATTAAGTGGGCAGTAAATTGTGCTGTTCGTGGTGGAGTTGTTCAGACTAGGCCGGGATACTCAATGCGTCTCTCGCTGCCTCAAGGCAATTTCCAAGGAGGAATCTTTTTTTCGTCAAATAAGCAAGCAAGCGCATCGGACACAATCGTTCAAAATGGAGTAACGAAAACCATTCCAGCGCAAATCTACAATCCAGACGGCACAACATCTTTTGCTGATGAATTGCCGTTTGTAGTGTTCGCAGTCAACGGAAATGTTTACTACTCGCCATTCCCTCTGACTCAACCGAAAAACTGGGAAGATTATCGACTCAAAAATATCAAGCTAGACCCAAGTGTTGACCAGTTTGTTTTCACTCTAGCAACGCAAACCGCAAAGGTATCAACTGGTGGTGATGTCACAGTAACTCCATCTCATCGTATCGTTGTAATCCAAGATGGCATTTCTACTCCTGCATACTGGGATGGATCAAATCAGACGGGCATCCAGACAACTTCAATTCCTGTTGGATATTGGATGGCATTTAGTGGAAATCGTCTTTGGGTTTCCTCCAAGAATATTGTATTGGCGTCAGACCTTGGAGACCCGACTTCTTTTACGGAAAGACTGACTGGAACTGGCCGTGGTGACTTTGCATTTGCTCGCGTTGTCACTGGAATGACGAATTACATTGGTCAGGATAACGACACAAAGCTGATTGTATTCACTGATCGTGCGACATACTCACTGGCAAGTGGAATCTATGATCGAACTCAATGGGTAACTACTGCAAATTTCCAAACGACATTGTATCCGACGATTGGCTGCGTTGCTGGCAAATCTATTTCGTTTCAGGCTGGACAAATGTGGTGGTATTCCCAAGGGGGACTAATATCTGCTGACATTGCAGCGTCAGTCTATGTTACATCGGAATCGCTTTATCGAGATGTTGAGATGGCTCGCATCAAAGCATACATGGCTGGAGATACATCCAAGATTTGCGCGATGTCGTTTGAGAATTACCTTCTGTATTCTGTGCCTTATCTGGAGACTTGCAACTCTGCTACGATGGTTCTTGATTACGCCCCAGCAGCAGAGTGGGGGACTCAAAAGATTCCAGCATGGTGTGGCGTGTGGACTGGAACTCGTCCCGTAGAGTGGATTTCTGGCGTTGTAAATGGCGCACCTCGTTGCTTCCATTTTTCTGTTGACTACTCAGCAACAAATGATGGCTCATACAACCATCTTTGGGAGACATTCACTGAGCGCAGGGCGGACACCTATTTCGATATAAATCCAGATGGTGGAATCGTTGAAAAAGTCAATCGAATTTACTGCCAGATGGAGACTGGACTTCTTGGTGATGGCCTTGATTTCAAGCAATTCCAGTATGGTGAAATTGAGGCTTGTGAAATTGGCGGGACTGTGGATGTTAAGGCTTCGTATCGAGGGTCAAAAGGGATATACCAAAATATTCTTGAAACAAAAATATTGGCAGTCACTGACGATTATCAGTGGGTCAATACAGATTTTTCTGACGAGATAGAGAGCCTTGGTTTTCTAAATACGCAATACCGCAGGCTGATAACAGAAAGTGTCAGCAGAAAAGCATCGTCCATTACTTGTGAATCAAAACTGACCAATGACATTGATAAAGCATTCTCCATGCTTATCGAGTGGTGCGGTGAGTTTGGCGTTGAATCATTGAGGATATTCATTGATCCTTGGACTGAAAAAAGCACTGGCGTTCCTAATTCTCCAGAAGTCAAATCGTGTGTTATTTCTCAAGATGGAACCAGCCTCACTGTTGATCTTCTACCAAGTCCATACGAACAGGCTGACACAACTCAGAAATCTTGGTGGGCTAAAGAGTATAGGACAGTTAGCCTCACTTGCACTGCCGATCCAAGTAAATCAATTTCTGCGACAGCATCAGCGAGCTTTCTTTCTAGCATATCTCAAATTGATGCAAAAATCCAAGCTGGCATTCTTGCTGAAAATGCAGCAAGTAGTGCGGCAAACCAATATCTTGCACAAAACCCTTGCTAATATGCCATCAATTACAACAGCAACTAGAGAAGTAACTAGCTTCCCGTTTAAATACATCACTCCTTTCAAAAATGATCCTGTTGTTCCATTGTATTCTTCCATTCCTCTATTCAATCCAGAGAAAGGATGTCTGCCTTGTGCTGCTTGCGGGAATTACGCTGACCGCAAAAAAATCATTGCACAACAAGCAAACCGATTTAAGGATTATATCCCTAACGAAATTATAGGAAATAATCCAAGAGTAGGATTCAATTAATAAATATGAAAACCAGAATCGACTATCGACTCGTTCCTAAAGACTCATTTGAATTTGGAAATTTACAAGACTTCGCTGAATCGTTTGACCACAAAATTGTCGAACATCCTAACATCAATGTTTACGCTCATTATAGGAATGGCGAGTTGTTTGGCTATTCTGACCATGTTTACCTTCCTGTTGTCTATCCAGCTTTTCACCCGAATCATACTAGGCCGCAGGATGTGATTCAGGTGATGAGCGATTGGAGGGCGCACGCCCAACTTTCTGGAGGACTTGGATATATTGGCGTTCCACTTATTGATGATCGACCAAAGTTTACTAATGATGTTATGGGTAAATTGGGATTGACTAAGATGAACAGAGAGATTTATAGTTACGATTCATTGACTTAAAATGGGCGGAAAAACTGTTGATCCAAGTAAATATATGTCGAGACGCGATCCATCGCGTGATGTTGCTATTGCTACGATGATGCAACAGGCTCAACAGCAACAGATGGCGAATCAGGCTGAAATGTTGAGGCAGTATGCAGGAATGGCCCCACAGCCACAACAATATGATGCTTTGGCTCAATCTCGTAGGGCGGCATCACTTGGATTGCAAAACATTTTAAGGCAAAAAGAACTGGAGCGCATTACAAATCCAGAAGCTGCTGCAATGCGAGAGGCTAGAGCAAAGCAGATGGAAGATTTAACCAGCAAAGAAAATGTTGACAAGTATATGCGCGAGTATATGCGAACGCAGGGTCTTCCAACACAATACGAAACAGGACTTGCTGATTCCAGTATTGGCCGTGCCGCAATGTATGATCGTGCGCTGGCTGCTCGACAAGCGTATGAAGAAAATCTTGCCGCTCAAAGGCAAGCATTTTTGGCTCAGACAGCAGAACCTATTGGCGGAATTTCCCCTGAGACATCAGTTGCCGCCAAACAAGCAATGGAAGCCCAGAACCTTGCCGCTCAAGAGGCATATAAGCAAGGAATGTTTGGTAGCGTTGCTGGATTTGGGCAAACTGGAGCGCAGTTACTTAATCAACAATTTGCTAATCTTGCTGGATTGCAGAATACACAACAGCAATCTCAACAAGCATATAATCAAATGCTTCTTGGTGGAGAGCAACAAAACGCAGAAGCTCAGAATGCAATTAATAGAGCATTGGTTGGTGCTGCTGGAAATATTGCTTCTGGAGCGATTAGTTCTTATGGTAAAATGGGTGGGAGTGGTGGCGGATTGAATCCTGCTGGATTTTATGGTGGAGCAGAGCAAGCCGCTGGTGCTTATAATGTTCCAACAAGCCAACTTTCGTATCAACCATCAACAGGGCTAAGCGGATTTGCTGGTCTTGGAAAACAGGGCGGATACTACTACACACCAGCAGGCTCTTTCGGAAGGTAAAACTATGGGTGGACAAAGCGTTGATGCCAGTAAATATCTACAAAAGCCAGATGATACGGCAATGTATGCACTTCTTGCCGCTAAACAAGCTGGCGGAGGACAGTTCCTTCAAGGACAAGCTGAACTATTGAAGGAGTATGCAAAACTTCCACCAAAAATGCAGGCATTTGATTCTGGAAAAGTATCAAAAGAAGCGTCTGAGTTTGGTTTAGAAAACATATTCCGTTCCCGCGAGATTGAAAGGCTAACTGATCCAGCGGCTGCAAGAATGCGTAGCGAAATGGGGGGCAGAGTTGCAGAACTCACAGATATTGCAGCTACGCAGAGAAGCATGGATGATTGGGCTAAACGACAGGGCTTAATTTCTGGATACCAAACAGGACTTGGGGCAAGCACTATTGGTCGATCCGCAATGTATGACATGGGAACAGAAGCTGGGCGTCAGGCTAGGCTTCGCAATCTTTCACTTCAACAAGGATACCTTGCTCAAACACCTGCTCCAATTGGTGGACTTGATCCAGCAACGGCAATTCAGGCTGAAATGCAAGCAAAAGCCGCAAACTTGCAAGCGATGCAACAATACCAGCAAAATGTATTTGCAGGAGGTCAGAGATTGCAACAATCTACTTCTGATTGGATCAATCAGAACCTTGGCGAGTTGCAACAGGCCAATCAAGTATCTCAACAGAATAAACAAAATTACGAAGAGTCAATGTATCAAAATGCTGTTCAAAATGCAGCATCGCAGAATGCAATGACTGGATCGTTAATTGGTGCTGGAGGTGCTGTGGCTGGAGCCGCTGTTGGTGCGATTATTATTTAATGAGACATCACCTAATAAATAAAACAATAAATAGAATAAAAGAGTGGAACAAAAGATGGCCTAGATCAGTTGTGTTATGGAGTGGAGGAAAGGACTCTACTGCATTACTTCATCTTATTCGATACGGAGCAGAGATTGATATTCCTGTTATCCAGTATCGTCAGCCAAAGTTCCGTGAGCGATATGCCTACTCTGATCAACTGATCAAAGAATGGGGCTTAGAGGTATATGAGTATCCTCCAATGAAGGTGGCATTGGCAGATGGGCCTGATGTGAATACTGGCGAGGTTAGATTTGATATGCTCCATTATTTTCAATGGGGAAAGAATTGCGTTGTGCTTTCGCTTGGAACAGAGACTCCAAAGCCAGATGAAAAGTTCTTGTGTGGCGTTACGGACTTCTTACAGCGTCCTACTGGAACATTTAACTGGCCTTGGGGAGCAGTATTTATCGGAACTAAATACGAGGATACAGATCTAATCAAAGGTCATGTTCCGTTGGCTCAAGACATCCGCATTGTTGATGGTTCGCCAGTATCACTATATCCAATGCGCGACTGGACTGATGATGATATATTTGAGTATTTAGAGGAAAACGGAATTGAGCCTGATCCAACTCGGTATATTAAAAAAGATGATAAGTGGTATAACAATCCAGATAAGTCACTAAATGCTGACTTCTACCCGACTTGCTTTAATTGCGTGAATCGCCATTTAGGTCGCCATGTGCATTGCCCAAAACTAAACGCTACTATCACGAATATAAGCGAAATGGCTCCATACGAGGACATAGTTATTGATGATCTTGGATTCCGACCTGTTGAATGGAAGAAGTAACAAGTGAAGACTGTATTTCTTGCGGTGCTTGCTGTTCTTACAAATGGTCTTGGCCGCTTTTTAAGCGTGACAGATCGGATGCAGAAAAGATACCGAAAGAAATGCAACGAGGAGACTATCCTTTGATGAAAACTGAAAACAACAGATGTGTGGCATTAAAAGGAATTTTGGGAAATTGCGTATCATGCTCAATTTACTTTGACAGACCTGATTCTTGTAGGCATTTTAAGCCGAATGGCGATTTGTGCCTTGAAGCAAGAAAAAAACTAAACATTAAAACTTAACCTACTTAATACTATGGGCGGAGGTGGAGGCGGATCAAAACCAAAAAAACAATCGGGGCCAGACCCAATGATGGCATATCTTGCAATGATGCAACAGCAGCAAGCAGCTCAAGCTAAGGCTGCTGCTGAAGCTCAAAAGCAAGCATTGGCTGAGTCGCAAAAACAATCTGCTATCGCCTCCTCTCGTCAAGGGGAGATGGCAGCACAGCAAACCTTGTCTCAGGCTGGAGCTATGCAACAGGCTAAAGATATTGCTGCTCAACAAGCGCAACAACAAGCCTCAACCGCTGCTGGAGAATCTGCTATTGGTGGTGGTTTTGATGTCTCTAAAGCTCGCCAAGAACAAATGGCAAACCTTGCTGGCACAGGAGCTATTCCTTCCACCAAGCTGCCGTTTTATGGAATGGGTGATACTTCCACGATGACTCCCGATACTCGTTCTGCTAATATTTTTAACCTTCCTAAATCTACTGGTCTAACATTCGGAGGTCAATAATATGGGTGGAAGTAAAAAATCAAGCGGCGGAGGCTCTAGTCAACCATCTGGGCCAGACCCAATGATGGCGATGATGATGATGCAACAACAGCAAGCTGCCGAACAAGCTCGCGCTGCTGAAGAAGCCAAGAAAAAAGCAATGGCGGAACAACAACAGCAATCTGCTCTTGCTACTGCACAACAAGGTGAAGCTGCCGCTCGTCAACAACTCGGAGCTTACGGAACTCAACAAAAGGCATCAGATCAAGCGTCACTTGCGGCCTCGCAACAGGCTCAAGGAGCTATTGGAACTAGCGCAACCGCTGGTGGTGATGGACAAGCTACTCAAGCTCAGAAAGCCGCTGCTATGGGTATTGGTGGTGCTGGAGCAGTTGCTGCCCCAACCGCAATGCCCGGAGCTGCTATGGCCGCAAACCTTGGTGCTGGCGGAACTGGTCAACCTGCTAATATGTTCAAACTTCCTTCTGCTTCTAATCTTACCTTCGGAGGTTCCTAATGGCTGATTATTCCTTCTCTCCTCAATTCGCTAATCTTAGTGGTCTGCAACCATTGCCAGCACTCGATGTGACTCGCGGTGCTGCATTGCAGTTCCAGCCGCTTCAAGCTATCCAGATTCAGTCTTCTCGACCAGAGCTTGTAGCTGAAGGCATCGCTAGTGCTGTTTCTAGTATCGCTAAAGGTGCGTTGGGTGGGATTACTGCTAAATACGAGAAGGAAGAGGAGAAAGAGAAAGAGAAGCGTAAGTTTGCCCACGAGCTTATGCTCTATGGAGTTAAGGAAAAATCTGAAAACGCAGACTTCTTCGCAAAAGAAGAGGCTAGGTGGATCGCTGAAAATAGTGGCAAGCCGGGATTTGCTGCTAATCTTGCTAGATTCAGGAAGGCTTATTCTGGATTTTCTGACAGAGTTCCAGAGACTAAAGTTGATAAGGAGCCTTCTGATTATGAAACTGTAGAAGAGCCGCTTCCAGAGCAACAGCCAGAACTGAAAGCTAATTTTGAAACTCCAACTGGTGATTTTCCTGAAGAAAGACCCGGAGTATTTAGTTGGAAGCCTTCTCCAAGAGTTCCGCAAGAAAAACCAGCATTGGAGGCTGTCCCAGTTTCAACAACTGCCGCACCCGCTCCAGTGTTAGAAGACTTGCCAGCACCAAAATTCCCTGCACAGGCTGTTGCAACCAAAGAAAAGCCTCTTGAGAAAATTTCTACTGAAGTTGATTACACTAAATACGAAGAACCTCCAACCTACGGGAATATTGAGACTGATGCTGAAGCTCAAAATTTAGCATCCAAATTAAATAATCAATTAAAGAATACAAACCCAGATTATAAATACCAAGTTATTAACTTGGGCAAATCGGATGAATTTAAAACTGTTGCGCCAGTAAGTATTAGAAAAGAAAGACTTGCTGAAGAACAAGCTATTAAAAAAGAAGTAGTCGAGAGTGGTCGTGAAGAAAAGAAAACTAAAATAGAAGAAGAAAAATTAGATATAGCTAAAAAGAAAGAAGAAAGAGAAGTAAAGAAAGAAGAGAGAGAAGCTAAAAAAGCTGAACAAGAAATGCAGATTCGTCAGCAAAAAGTAAAAGACGAAAACAAGGTTCTTGCTGACCATGTTGAAACAGCAGCTACATCATTGAGAGAAATTGATGATATAATTTCAACAATTAATAATAATCCTTGGTCTGTTGGAAGATTGAGCGCATCTGTTGCGGCTATTCCAATTGATACAGATGCTTATAAGGTAAGAAAAAAGTTTGAGACAATCAAGTCTGGTGTAACTATTAATGCTTTAAATTCTATGAGAAGCGCATCTCCAACAGGTGCTGCTGTTGGAAATGTTTCTAATCAAGAAAATGAAATGTTTTCAAATACTGAAGGCCCTCTTGATCCTTCATTAGAAAAAAAAGATATATTACCAGTTTTGGAAGAACTTAAACGAAAGCGTCTTAAAATCTATAATGATTCTGTTGAAATATTAAAAGCTAATAATCCCGGATATACTCCTCCTGCAATTGAATATCCTAAAGAGGAAAAAAAATCAAAAAAAACAAAATCTTCTGAAGAAATGGTAAGAATGAAAGCTCCTTATCAAAAAGAAGGGAAAGATGTTTTTGGAACAGTTCCTAAATCAAAGGTTGATAAAAAATTATCTGAAGGATTTACATTGGCCCCATTGACACAATAAATTATATGGAACCTGATTTTATTCCAGAAGAAGAGGATAAAAAAAATAACAATGAATTTATTCCAGAGGACGAGGTTTCTCCTGAAGAAGAACCTTCAATGACGGCAAAGGGAGCCGCTGGGGCTGTAGTTCGTGGCGTTTCCCCAACTCTTGCTCAAGCTGGAGCGGGAGCATTGCTTGGGATTCCGTTTGGCCCTCCCGGAATGGCTGTTGGTGCTGCTGGTGGCGTTGTTGCAGGTCAACTTGCAGACCTTACTATTGATTTAGTTAATTCAAACTTTGGAACAAAGTATTCAAATACTAAAGATGCCGTAACTCACCTTTTGGATAAAATTGGAGTTCCTGAACCCGAATCTTCTGGAGAAAAGATTATTGAGGCTGTTTCTGCTGGCACATCTCAAATGGGCGGTGGTGCAAAAGCACTTGGAACAATTAGTAAAGCAATTCAGCCCGAAACAATCCTTCCTGTTAGCGAAAGAATTTCCGCTGAAGCGACTCGTAAATTTACTAAATTAATGGGAGAGCGTCCTGTCGTGCAAGCTGCCGCTGGTGCTGCCGCTGGTGGTGTCATGGAAAAGATGGGACAAGAGGGAGCAGGCCCATTGGCTCAACTTGGCGGAGGGCTTGCCACTGGCATTGCTGTTCCTGTGGCGGCTGGACTTGGTAGAGGTGCATTAACACTGCTTCCAAAGACTGCCGCACAAAAAGCTGCACAAGCAGAAGAATTGGGTGCGGCTGCATATCAACGAATGGTATTTGATAAGAAGCAAGCACTTGATGATTTAGCTCGCTCGCAAGAGGTAAGTGATGCTCAGGTTAAAATGATGACTGGTGACATTACTGGCGATCCGGGACTTCTTGCTATGCAAGATATGCTTGAGCGTGAATCCAATGTTCTTTCTAGTAGGAAGCTCGAAAACATCGCTGGAATGTCTCGTAAACTAGGCGAAGGACTTGCTCCAGTTGGAGCTTCCCCTGAAGAAACTCAGCAGTATTTAAAATCAGTAATTGATAATATCGTTTCTGAATCAGAGAAGAATAAGCAGGCTGCATTATCTCAAGGTGACGCAGAGGCAGCTAAATTGATTGAAGATGCTGGGATAAAAGCAGCAGCAATCAGAGCCGAGGCAGACAAGGGCGTTTTGAATGCTGAAGATGCTTTTCAGAAGGTAAAAGATGAATATGAAAATCTTTTTACTGATCTTTCAAGGCTTAAAGAATCAACCGCAAAAGATGATTTGAGTAAAAGCGCATTTGAAGTAATAAAGCGTCAGAAGGATCGTGAGAAAATTTATATCAATGATCTTTATGATGCTGCTGAAAAAGAAGTTCCTAAATTCTATCAAAAAAATACAGCAGAGGCTAAAGCTGGATTGGTAAAAGAATTTGGCGAGGAACGACGAATCCCAACTGAAGTTCAAAAAATTCTTGGCGAAGTTCAAGATGTAAAAGGAAACATGAAATTGCGGACGCTCAATCAGCTCCGTGCAGATATTCGTGCTATCAATTCTGAAATTCGCGCAGCTCAGTCAAGCTCTGCTAGGCAGGCAGAAGTTCCTGCATTGATTAAATTCAAAGAGTCACTTAATAAAGATATTGAATCGCTTGAAGGAGTTAGTGATAACTTAAAAAAAGCAAATAGAGCTTATTATGAGTATGCTCAAAGATACAAGGAGGGAGCATCTAGAGATGCTTTTGGCCCGAAGTCGCTTGCTTCTGAAACTATAGATAAATTTATTGGAAGAAGCGAAGCCTCTGCTTCTCCTGAAGAAATACAAAGATTGCGCGATGCCATTATTGGTAAAAAGGATATTCCTAATCTAACTCCAGATCAACTTGTAGCCGCTGAAGCTGATAGAGCAACGGCCATTCGAGATGTTTCTGACTGGGTGTTAAGTAAGATGTCTGGTGAAGTAAAGGGAGCTAAGACATCTAAATCTATTGAAAATTGGCTGCAAACCAAGGGAAATCGAATCCTTGAGATTTTCCCTGAATCTAGAAAAAGAATATCTGAAATTCAAGAGAAATTTGCAACCCTTGAGGATCAAGTTTCTAATGCCAATAAAGCAGTTAATGATTTCAAGAAACAAAGAATTTTAGAAGGACAAAAAGCTTCTATTGTTGAAAAGCAAGCTGAAGCTCTATCAAAACAAATTGAAAAACAATATCAAGAACAAGTCAGAAAACTTGATGACGAAATAAAACTTGCGACTAATCCAAACTCTAATCCAGCCGCAAGGTTTATTGGAGGAAATCCATACGAGGTTGTTAATAAAGTAATGTCTAACAAGGTGAACGCTGAGCAACAGGTTCAGAACCTGTTAGAACAGGCCGCTCAAGACACCACTGGAAAGGCTACAGAAGGTCTTAAAAACGCATTTAGGGGATGGCTTAATAGCCAAGCAAGGACAACATCAAAAGAGAGCGTAGGCAAGGGAATTGCTTCACATGAGGCAAATATTGCTGACTTCCAAGTTGATCTTAAAAAGATGAATGATTTGATGCAGAAAGGTTCTGCAACAAGAAATTCTCTTGAGATGGTCTTTGGAAAAAATTCTCCAGAGCTTGAGGCAATGGATACTATTCGTCAGCAACTTGACATGATGTCTCGTCGTTCAAAGCTAAAGGTTGCCGGATTTGAGTCTCCAGAAGACAAAGCACAAGACATAAAAGACACTGTTCTTGAGCTTGCTGGAATTGGCCTTGCAGGCATTAAGGGTTATGTAGCTTGGAAATCTACTGACCTTGTTAAGAAAGTTCAGCGTCAATATAATAAGGAAGTCATTGATCTGTTCAAGAATATGATGATTGATTCAATGACTGATCCAGAGCTTGCTCGTAAATTGCTTCTGAAGGTTAATGAAGAAAACTTCCCTGCTATTCAAAGAATGTTTGCTACTTATGGAATTAAGAATCTAAAGGCGTCTGACTTTGGATTGAAAACAGAGCAACCAGAAGGCGAAACTCCAGAAGCTGAAATTTCTTTTGAGGAAGAATAATTCATTGCATTCAAAGTAAAATTAACATACAACATAAAAACTATGCCAATCCGTAAATGTGCCTCACAAAATTGTTTTGATCGTAATGTCTCTGCGGAAGTTAAATCTGGTAAGCCAGTAAAGCAAGCCGTAGCAATCGCCTATAGTGTTCAGCGCAAAGCTCGCGCTAAGAAGGCTGCTATGACTCGTAAGATGGATAAATAGCCATGTCACATGATTCTCTGGTTTCTCTTGTTCTTGCTATTGCTACTTTCGTCGGAGGTGGATATGCGATGGCATCGGCATTCTGGTGGGATAAATAATCCCAAAAAAGATAAATAAATAAATGAAGTTTGAGGCGAAGTCAGTTGATCCATCACTAATGCCATTTAGTGATTCCGAGATTATCGGTGATCATCTGATTATCCCTGTGGTTGATTATGGTGCTAGGGAAGATCATTCGTTCCTCGTAGCACTTGGTAAACTGGTCGAAACATTCGTCCGCTCAAAGTCGATTAGTGGTTATTCGATTGCTGATGATGTTGAGAAGATGGTCTGTGAGCATATCGGACTGAACTGGGATGAGCATTGCGACTGGGTTCAACGAGCATTGGATGAATCGGAGCGCAGCCGTGCGCTAATTCAATCTGTGATACTCCGCGATGGGCCTAGATACTGGGCAGAACTACATTTGTTTTCGCTTCGCAATAGGAACTGCGAGGATCGCGCATTCATCGAGAGTTGGTTTAATAACTGGGCTGATTCTATCCCGTGGAATGGTTGTCCGTGCCAACAACATTTTGAAGACTATTGCAAGCATTTTCCTCCAGATTTTTCAGACCTGTGGAAATGGGGAATTGGTCTTCACAATGATGTCAATATGCGAAACGGAAGGCCAGTATTGTCGCTTTCTGAAGCAGAGAATTTATGGACAAAAAGACTTATATAAGAGATTCGGCGCATGACCATAGGAAATCTGGCGTTGATAACAACGAATATGATCCATGGTTTTATGAGACTTGCAGGTTAGTTAATATGGCTTGCGATAAATTCTGGACAATGACAGCAGAACGAGTTAGGCTTAACGAACTTTACTATAAATCTAGGTGGGGCAGAATATAAATATGGTTAATAAATTAAATACATTGAATGGTAGTCACCCTGCATTTCCTGTGCAAGCATATCCCGGCGATGCGGCAAATCCAAAGGTGCGTCCGAATACTGGAATGAGCATGAGGGATTATTTTGCCGCACAAGCCATGAATGGAATCCTTGCTAATTCAGAGGAGTTCGGAGAGGAAGTTCCCGTTAAAGATGTGGCAGAATTTGCTTTTGAAATGGCAAATGCCATGATTGAACAACGAGAGAAGCAATGAAAAAACAAACATCTGCGAGTCTTAAATTTGAGACTCCAATAATAAAAACAACAGCAGACAGCAAGCCGAAGAAAACAAATATTAGCGTTTCCATTATGAAACCTAAGAAATCAAAAATAAATAAAAAGAAAAAATAATATGAGCCAAGAAAATACACAACCAGAACAAATCAGTGAAGACCATGCTAAGGCTATTGACCATGTGCTGAAGCAGATCGACATCACTACTGTATCTGCTCATGATGTCTTTGCTGACATCATCAACCGAGCAAAGCGTTTTAACTTTGAACTGATGGTTGCCTGCTCTTTAATGGAGAAAGTTCTTATTAAAGAAAAAACCGAATCTATTGAACAAGGAAAAGAAAATGAAGGACAACGAGTGGAGTCGTAACGGAAAAGGCGATAAGCCTCGCACCAAGACTTGGGAGCGTAATTGGCAAGACAACTACGATGAGATTGATTGGTCAGAGCATCGTAAGAAAAAGAAAAATACTGATCGCAAAAAAGAGCGAATCAAGTATTGAGATTTTAGCAGGCAGGTGGACTATACGACCAGTTGGGCCTCTCGTGGAAGCACACTTCAACTGGTGGGATGGGCGGCTTACTACAAGTCCTAGACTCCCGAAAGCCCACATCTGAAAAGGGAATGCATACCCGTTCCTGCTACTCTTTTCTATTGATGTATTTATTATCTTGAAAACCTACTAACAGGGAATTTTGTGATTTTTCCCTGATAATAGGTATTATTTTTTACAACTCCTTGATTTCTAATTCATTTAATTTGTAGTATTCATTTATCATGTAACATCCGGGTATTTTGAATTGTATTAATTCGTCTTTTGATTTCCCGAAAATCTTTAAAGTATAATCTTTAAATTGCTTCCTAAATCTTTTTATTTTAGTTCTGCTTCTTGAATCCATCCACCCTTTGATTTCATGAAACTCAACGGAATTATCATTAAGTGTTATCTTAAAATCTGGCAAATAAGACATTGCGCCTCGTTTAATTCCAGTAAACCAAAATGTTTCAGGTTCATGTTCCCAATCAATTATTGATTTGTTTTTCTTTAATGATTCAAGCCAGTTTGCATGATTTATCTCCCAAGATGATCTTGCATAGAATCTTTTGCTTCCAACTTCATACCATTGTGCCTTCCATGATCCTCTTTTTACATTAGGAGCTAAACTTCCATATTTTAAAACTTTTGTTTGAATCATTTTAAGTGTGGATTCTGGCGACTTCTCCCTTCCCTTTCCAGCAATTGACATTGCTTTTCTTGACTTTTCTGTGTGTTTTTTGCCTAAAAATCCTTTTGGGTGAGGATGTTTTTTAAGATATTCTTTTGATCTATCTGATATATCTTGCTTTTGTTCTGAAGACCAAATTTTCTTGCCTTTATTCGTTCCCGGCTTCCCTTTTCTATCTTCGTTTGCTTTTTTAAGATGATCTACATATATGCCTTTCCTTATTTCTGACATTTCTTTTTTGCAATCATCCGATCTTTTTCTTACTCCTCTTGGCATGGTTAACTTTAGATCATTTGCCTTGCAATGTATTGATGCTTCGGTTCTATTTAGCTTCTTTGATAAATCAGATATATTAAATAAATTCTCTGGAGTGTTTAAATAATAATCAGTTAAAGTTTTAATTTCCAATTCGCTCCAAAATTGCCGTGGAGAAAATGTCTCAGTTCTGGAATATGATCCGTCTGCGTTGGCCTTATATCCCATTTGTTGCAGAATCTCATGGGTAAAGTTCATTCTATTTTTCTTCTTTGACCTTTCCTTCTGCTGTCCACCTTGGAGAAGATAGTTCGTCGTATAGTTTACTCCACTCTTCGCGTGACATTTGGCCGGATGCATATAGATCGTTAATCCTGCGCTGTTCTTCCATTCTGGTTGGGCAATTCATATTAAACATTCCAACACATAGGAGTTAAATCGTGTTTTTCACGGAAGCAATCAACTAGCTCTCTCGCCTCATCTCGCTCGCGTTCTAGTTTTCTTGCGACTTCTATAGCCCAATCGAATTGATATTCTTTTTTGATTGAATTTCTAATTCCCTCGATTTCCGCATCTGTCTCTGGTGTAGGTCGGTCACTCATATTTATTTAATTGTCTGTCCACATAGAGGACATTTCTTGAAGTCTGGCTTTGTCATTACCTTTTCCCATGCCATACAGAATGACATATAGGCTATTACCAGCAATATAAATGCTGTTATAGTAGTTGTTTTCATATTTATAGGTTGAGAGCGAGCCGTTTTATGTGGTTACGGCTCAGGGGCAAATGATAACCAGATACCACTCCGCCACAATCCCCTTGTTCTCTCAAAGGCTAGAAGGGTATGGCATCTCCTTCATCATCATGGGTTTTCGGAGTATGCTTACCTCCGATGCCAAGATGTGGGTAATCTTTCTTCAACTGCTCAAGAACTGACTTGCGCTTCTTGTCGTATTCATCGCGGTTCTTCTCACGCTTTGTAGCAAGAGGATTAAGCCAGCGAGCTTTGACTTGCGTCTTACCTTGCCATTCAGATTCGTCGCATTGCAAGCGAACCCTGCGGCCAATGAATGCATCAAGACTATCTTCGTTGTCCCAGTTTCCGTCCCATTGGAAAACTTGTTTAAGAGTCTCCTCTGTTCGTTCACGGCTTTTCTCTGTTAGGTATCCATACCAGACTGACTCGCATCCATGCTGATCACTCTCTGGCATATCAACAATGCAAGGAATGCGAATGAATGGTGCTTTGCCTTCTGGATGATCTAGCCATCCGTTGCCGGGGGATTTGACTGTGCAAATATACTTTCCGGGTTTATCAATGTATTTTTTATCCATAGTATTTATTTAGTAGCGTTGCTACGCGAGAGATCAGAACTCAAAATCATCTTCAGCGCAAATCTTTTTTTCTACGAACTTCTCTTGGTAGATTTTCACTCCAATTTCGTAGGCTTTCTGAGCATCATCGTATTTATCTTTCTGCCTAGATGCCCAGATATGATTTGCGAAATCAAAGCAATTACTCGCCTCAATGAATGCTGCATCAGTGTCACTCATCTTTTCTTTTCTTGTTTTTCTGTTTGCTCAAATCGTGAAATTTCTCCGCGCATGACAACTGGGAAACCTACTCCCCGTGCGCCTCTGCGGTTCTTCTCCACAACGATGCTGGAATTGTTTTTCTCGTGAATGATGAATAGTGCATGGTCTGCATGATGCCCGATTGCGCGAGACTCGCGGAGCTTTCCGTCATCGTTCAGTTGGCTTGCAGTGACCACAAGAGACTGACTTTTTAGGGCAGTCAATTTTAATCTGCGAGTCAATTCTGAGATCGCTTGCTCACGATTATCAGCTTTCGGCATGGATACAATTTGCAGGTAGTCAACGATAATCACATCAGCCTTTCCTAGCGATGCCAATCTTTGTGCTTCTGCGTCGATTGCTCCAACTTCAGAGATATCATCGCGGAGAGTGATTGGCATTTTATTCAGAGCTTGAAGTGAGTTGGCGATTTCCTTGAATGATGCGACGAATGATGTTCCATCTCCAAAGTCACCTTGGTTCACAATCTTCTTTCCGATGATGTTTGAAGCCATGCGGCGAAGGATCGTTTTGCACGGCATTTCAAGCGAGAATATCGCAACAGATTTATTGTCCATCAGAGCCTCAAGAGCAATTTGGTAAAGCAGGATTGATTTACCGCCCGAAGTCTGCGCCCCGACAACAACCATTTCTCCACGATGGAATCCACCGCCGAATCCCATGTCGAGATCGTGCATTCCAGTTTTGAATGTATCCAGCTTGTTCTTGTTCTCAAGATCATCGACCAGCTCATTAATGTGTTGTTTGATTGTTTTGATTTCGGAATCGGTGACAACGCATCCTGCGATTTGCTCTGATAGTTCATTCAAGTCCATTCGCATCTCACGAATATCTCGATCTGAATTTGTGATTAGCTTGATAGCATCTCGGTAGGATTTAGCCTTGATGAGTTGCTGGCGGTAGTCATCAGCAATGGATACCGATACTGGGCCGGGGGCAATGTAGATGGTCTTAATCATCTCCATCACGGAATCAGTTCCACCAACCTCTGCGAGTTTACCAGTTGTCTCTAGCTCTGAAATGACAGAAACAGCCGTGATAACTCCAGTTCGGCTATGGATGGTCTCAATTGCCTCAAAAACGCTTCTGGTGGCATTCTGGAAGAAATACGAGGGTTCCCAGTGAAGCTGTGAATAACAATCTGGATTGGATACGAGCAAAGAAATGGCTGCATTCTCTGCTGTGTTTGCGATAGGGATTAAAGACATGGCGTGTATGGTTGATTGATTCCAAGCATTGAGCCGGGAACATATGGTTGTTTCTCCATTGGTTTTTCAATTCGGTTCATCCAGTTTATGACGAAGCGACGAGTTTTCTTGCGGTCTGGATGAGTTGAAATCCAAGCATCAATTTTCTTGAGTTCTATATCAACATTTATCCATTCGTATGTTTTCTTGAGGTATTCCACAAATTCTTCAGTTGTTCTATTGTCTTTGGATGTGCGTTTTGGCTTATTGACTTCACAGGGTGAAGGCAATGAAGCCCCTTGTTCAGCTACTGTCTCTTGCATTTCTTTACCAGTATTAGGTATTTTAATATCAGTAATAGGTATTTGGGTGCGGTTTAGCCACACTCTGGTGGAACCACCCTGTGGTAAAACCGGAGGGTGGTTTTCTTGAACATCAGCAATAGAGAAATTCCCCATGGTTGCGTTCTGTGCAAACTTAACTCCGACATACCAACCAATGACCTTTCCTCCTGCATCTTTGCGCTGGATGTCCTCAATGAATCCAGATTCCTTCAACTGAGACTTTGCCTTTGCAAACCTTTCCCTGCCCCAAGACATGGCCTTCATCGCATATTCAGATGTTGCGTAGACAGCATTATTCTTCTGCCACTTTCTTGTGTAGGCATAGAAGGTATACAATGCTATGCAGTCTGATGGATTATCCATCTTGAGTATTCGGTCAATCGTTGGCTTTGTAATTCCTATGAGATGATCCTCAATAGAGCCTTCTGCCATTGACTGGCATCTTTCATATTGTTCTATTTTGAATTGCATAATTAAAGAGAACCCCGCCTCAAGTAGAACCGCATTACCAAGTGGAAATGCCATGAGACGGGGTAAATTTGTGTTTTTTGTTGCATCGGGTTCTAGTCGATGTTCCCTGACTTGGGAATAAACAATTTAAATATTAAAGTATTTATTGTAAAATGCTTTTAGTGTCAGCAACGGATTTGCGTGTGTTAAAGCATCCAGCTAGGTCAGACTCTTGGGCCATGATCTTGCGAGCATAGCAAGCCCGATATTCATTCGGGAGCTTGTAATCCTCTTTAGCATCAGAGTTAATGTAATATTGCCAGCGCAATACTTCATACATCATTCCAATGCCAATCTTACGGCTTTTATTTCGCTCCATGACTTGCCTTGTGAGCAATACTAGTGAACGATATACATCAGGATTATCTTGATGGAATCGCTCAAACCTTGCTGGAATTGAGTTGTCATCATTCTTATTCTGCATTGAGTAGATTAGTTTTTGTATGATATTCATTTGTATATGTTTTCTATTTGGTTAAGGATATCTTCTGCTACGCTTGGTTTAAAGCCACTTGGCTTTTCTTTAATTGCTTTTCTGATTATTTGAATGGCTGCTTCGTGTTTCTTGATTCTATGCTCAAGTGATTCGATTGTATCTGCGAGTTGTTTTTGATTTATTATTAGGCTCATATATTTATTTTATTCCAAACATGGACAATATGTCATTTACTGATGCTGACCTTGGTTGAAAACTCTGTTCTGTTTTTTCAACAGGCTCATCTTCTCCATCCCAATATGCCGTATCCCATGTCGTATCGAATAGCTTACGCAATCCTTTGGCTGACATGGTGACATTGCCATCTCCTTCAAATGAAGGATTCTTCTTAACATATATTCTCCACAATTCATTCTTGGTCATATACTTCTCCTTCGCCGAATGTTTGTTCGATAGCAAAAACAAGATCAATTCTTGCCCACTTCTCTCCATTTTCCTCACCACAATGCAATCTTGCAATAAAGCCTCCAGTGCTGACAGAATCGCCTGACTGGATTGCCACACGCATGATGTTCCTTGCTTCTTTCCTAATCTGATATTCGTCTGGCGGAGTCTTGCTATCCTTCCATGTCCAGTTGAGATGCTTCATTACTGATTCAACTTGGCGAAAGTCGAATGAATCCATGATTTCATCGACTTGATTATTTAATACTTCTTTCTTTGTCATATATTTATTAATTAATGTTTTGTTTATTATTGAAATGCCATTAGACGCAGATCAATTCTGTATTTTGGGTATCCAACAGCCTTGAGGCATTTGATCAGCGTTGTCTTGGGAACTGGATCAGTTTCCTCACGCTCATCAAATTGAAGCCAGTGGTCAAACTCGCTCCAGCGTTCGCTGACAACGCGATTGCTCCAGAAGTCCCACCATACCATGCGAGCAATCTGCCCTTGCGCTCGTTCTGGTAGGCTCTTGATTCGTTCCATCCATTGGGTTGGCTGGAGCTTTTGAAGTGACTTCCACTCGCGGATCGCTTCCTTTTCAATGAGTGACATATGATGCCGACTCTTTTGTTTATATCCTGTTCTGATTCTCATTTCTTTGATTTCTTATCTTCGATAACTTTGTTAAATCCATCTTTTCTTTTAGCCTCTTCCTCGACAACTGGAGTCCTATACTTCTCGCACAACTCGCGGAATGTTGATCCAGACATTGTGCCTCCAAGGGCATCAACCAGATCATCCATGCCCCACTTGCCCTTGATGGCCGCACGGACGATGGATACCCTGTCAAAATACTCTGATCCCTTGACGCTGGATAGCCTGAACCCCGGCAGATAATCGCCAGATTCCAGCTTCTTCTTTGCCAAATCCTTGAGTGGCTTGACTAGCTCAGACTCAAACACCTTGTTGATTTCAAGGAACCGAGCGTGCCTTGCTGGATCATTGGCGATTTCATCGCGCAATACCGCAAGGTTAGCTGACTCCATTATAGCGTGAGCCTCTTGGACTGGCTGGACAACAGCGGGACAAGTGTCCTTCTTGGCGCACCAGCTACAATAGCCACAAACGGATGGTTGCTTGTCTGGATTGCTGTGAGCGTCCAGAATGCGATTAACGATGCCCTTGGCTTGCTCAAGCGTGAACTTATGCTCTACGATTTCTTTTTGATCGCAGAACACAAGGTAGCAAGTCCATTCCTCGCAGAAATGTGCCTCCATGTTCCCCCAAGCGTATGCCCCCATTTGTGCGTAGTAACTCCGCTGGATTCCCGTCTTCAAATCTAGGCTGGTCTGAATATCTGGAATCCTAACATCTTCTGTTCCTTCATGCTCAATGCCGGGGGTTTGAACCTTTAGAAGTGCCTCATCCGATATTATAGGATTATTCCCCGCAATCTTGCGGACTTGCTTCAAGGCCCATTTCAGAGCCTTAATGTCATCCTTGGGCAAGTCAACCTCGTTCAACTCTCCAGTTGCTAGAGCCTCACGGAATCGTCCATCTAGCTTGGTTCCTCGTTGTGCCGCTGGTCCCGCTTCGCCTTGTTTTGACTCATAGCAAGGGCATTCGGCCAGCTTTGGTAGTAGTGAATGTCTAATCATATTTTTACAGTAATTTCTTTAATCCATTCATTGAAAATTTCATCTCTCCATGGAACATATTCTTTTTTAATTAGTTCAACCATTTTTTCAGTAAAAGGAGGCTCGGGAGTCCACTTGCACTTGAATGAACCACTTTTTACATTAAATTGAGCTTGAACTGTTACACCACAATCCATTTCCAATGTATATCTTGTTATCATTATTAATTGAGTTTAAGTGTGATATATCCTATTATTAATGCTGGAATGAGTATCTTGGAAATCTCAAATCCCGCACACATAATGAAAAGAAGCTGGTCTGGATTCATTAGTCTGAATATCTCTTTGATTTTCCATTATATAGGTGTTGGCCATCACTCATGGAGTATTCAAATGAGGAGGTTTGACCTCCGCATCCATGAGCGTTGATCAACTCGTTGACAGTATCATCGTGCAACTTCTTGTCGCTGATGATAGTAAACTCAAACCACTCTGTGTTCCCAGAGTCGGACATTGCTGTCCGCTCTCCTTGGAAGTTGATAGTATTATTGATTTTCATTTTGTGGCTCTTGTGGATTGTCTTGAGGTTCGTCTTGAGGGCGGACGGAATAGCGTGCGCTTTCCATTATTTAGTTCCTTTCTCAACGGCTTCGACAAACTTCGCCAGCTTGCCATTGATGTTTTTGCGGTATGTGGCATCCTCGACATCTTTCCAAGTCTGGCCTTCTTGGATTTTACCCTTCTTGACGAGGAATGCGTTTACCTCTTGGAGATCCGCGAGCGTTGCCGCTACTTCTGGAGTCCACCAGTTAGCTTCCCACGAGATTTCGCCCTCTACAATCTCCCCTTGGATTTCCGCATTATTAGGTGACTCGACATTATTGACAGACTCCTTGTGAGGCTCAGGCAAGGATGGCACTTCTTTTGCGCTAGGAGCCTCTTGAACGAGTTCGACAACCTCCTTGGCTGGTCTTGGCTTGGTATCGAAGTCTTGAACTTCCTCGGCGAGATAAACACCATTAAGACAAGCGGGGAAGACGGCTCGGACACCTTCAGCGACTACACGAGCTGACAGCATTTGATCGGGGTATTGCTTCCAAGTCTGTTTTCCCGTGAGTCCCGCAGCGTTGGCGCGATCCATCGTCCAAGTGATTTCCAAATCTCCGCCTTGTGGATGCGAGAACTTAGCGGCGCACTTAGTCGGGCCTCGGCTTGTCCATTGAATCTTACCCCCTGCCGCTTGGAATCGCGCAAGGGCGGCTTGACTCTTAAGGGCGGGCCTTCCTTGGATTATATCAAACTCACTTGCCACTGATGCAGGATGCCTGCCCTCGGATTGTGCCACGAGCATTAGTGCCACGGCTTGGTCGGGTGTCTTGATTCCGAAAAGGCCGGACTTGGTAATAGCTTGCGCCATTGCCGTGATGTCTTGAACTGATTGATTATGAACTACGATTTGATTATTCATTATATATATATTTATTATTTATTGGTTTATGTTCTGAGGGGAACAAATTATTTTGTGTTAGTCTTATATTGCTTTAAAGCTTCTCTGATTGCGTGGGAAAGGGTGACAGCCCTTGGAACTGTGATGCGGATTTCGTCAAGGTCGTGTCGTTTGGCTTGACGAGTTTCAAATTCTAACAAGTCTTTAATTTCTAAAAGTATGGATTTCATTTTGAGAAGTAAAAATAGAGGGTCACGATTATTATATGAGCAAAGAAGATTTTAAGAAGGAAATCCGCTAGGCGTTGCCTTTCGCGTTCTTCGCGTTGTTCTTCTAAGATGTCTTGGATAGTTTTTGCGCGGTTCATTATTAGGGCTTCTTTATTGGTTCAAATTCCATGTCGGCGATGCCTTGGGCGTCACTGGTATCAAGCCCCTCGTTTTCGAGTTCTTGAACCCTTGCGAACCACAGAGAATGCCTTGGGTTGTCTTGATGGCATGGCGGGAGGTTCATGCTTCTCCTTTCGCCTTGGCAAGTGCCGCTTTTGCTTGGTCAATTAGAAGGCTGTCTTGATCGCCAAACGCGTCAACAATGGCTTGCAAGGCGTCTTGCATTTCTTGGGATGTTCTTTTAAGAATAGCAAAACGGCTATTGCGTTTTTGGTTTGTGGTTTTCATTTCAAGCCCTCCGCTTTTAAGATTGCGGCCCTTGCCATTTCAAGCGGCACGCTCGATCCCGTGAGCTTTTCGCCTTCTATTGCGATATAATCGGCCACAAGGAAACGCAGGGCTTCCAATAAATCGGGAGCGGAGGCGATCAGATTTGCGTTGGCATGGTTTTCAAGTGATGAGTGCGCGCCTATTTCGCAAACTATCTTTACTTGCTCTTTCCTTGAAATAATGCAAAGCGGACCCTTGTTGCCGAGCAACATTTTTTTGCTTTTAACTTCCCAAGGGCCGGGAGTATGTTGGTTTTTCATTTTCTGATGAGTCTTTTGGTTAGATATTGAAAAGCGCGAACGATGCGGGAGAATTCAGCGTCTGAGATAGGCGCAAGACCTTCTTGCATAGTGTCGCGGAATTTATTGCGGAGTCGGTTAGAATTAAAGGTTTGCATATTATTAAATGGAAACGAATTGACCTTGTTCCCCTTGCCAATAAACAGAGGGCAAGGACAGATTAAAACGAGAGGCTACATTTTCGGCATTCTCTCGCGTTGTAACGGCGCACAATGGCATCCCGTCTTTTATTAGAGACCAGCCCTCAGAGTTTCGGGAAAGGTAAACAGATGGAATTTCTTTCAATGGTTCGCGTTGCATGGTTTGAAATGGTTTTTGTTTGTGGATTAAAAAGGTTCTCATTTTAGTTTTTGGAAATTGCTTCCGCTTTCTTTTTGCTTGTGCCATGCGCACGGAATCCAATAATAACGGACCGCATGACACGGGAACACAATTGACAATTGGCGCAGGTGATATCGTCGCGCTGTTGTGCAGGACAAACGATACCCTTCCGCCCTTGTGGGGTGTAAAATGTTGCATCTGTGCTTTCCGGCACAACACAAACAACCGGACCAGCCTTTAAATTAACAAGACGATCAGCATGGGCAAGATTATTCGCTGACAAGTTAATTGTAAAGCCCTCAGCATTAGCGGACTTGACCGCTTCCCGATTGCTTTCGTTTTCCTCACATGGTTTGTGAGTATATGTGAATCCACGCCGCCCTTTATTCGCAACCACTATTTTTTTAAGATCAGCGGAATCGATATTGTCACCAATGCCGGGAAGATCACCCGCTTGATTGTGACGCCACACTTGACCACGAGGGAATGCGCGAATCTGTTTTGCCAATAGATCAACAGAATTCCCACGCTCTCCGATTGTCACCTTTTTCCAATGCATGGCAAGCGGTCCGCTTTTAGCGTAACATCCGCCGGACTTTAAAGGACAAGAATCGGGGCAGGTTTCCGCCGACGATGTTGTCACTGGTATGGGTCCAGTTTTAACATTCGAAGAAATAGGGGAAAGGTGGATGTTCATTTTCCCTCTCCTTTCAGGTAGCCTTTAACATATGCAGAAATACAAGCTTCCAAGGTTGAAGCCGGAACATGGCCGAATGTTAGAACATGGGAACCATCGCACATGACAGAATAGCCTTTCCCATTGCCAGCACACTGGCAAGAAAGGTTATATTTTAGACCAGTGACATTAGATAAATAGTCCAAGGACAAGAGCAGGGTTTTTTTGGTGGTTTTCATTTGATTGGTTTTTCTATTTGGGTTTGTTCTGAGGGGAACGAGGAAGATTAAATCCCGAAAAAGCGGTTTTCGTCGCGTGTTAAGATTGCGCCCTCAAAATCAAAGCCGAAGCGTTTTGATGCGTTATCCGCCGCCGTTGTATCGATTGCGGGCTTCGGGCGTGCGCGGAAGGCGAGCGTTGCGCTTTCAATCTCGTTTGCATATTCAACAGAGTTCGCAAGAGACAGAGCAAGGTAAATATCGCCCATTTCAATTGCGTTGCTTATCATGTTTTCAATGGTGTTGTTCATTTGATTTTTCGTTTGAGGTTTGGTTTGGGTTTGTTCTGGGGGGAACGGGAAGGTTAGGCGGGCAAGTTGCTGCTACGAGTGTAAGCAATCCAATGCTCAAGCGTGGAGGGCTTGCCTTTTACGCGAGCAAAAACTTTACAACTGGTGCGAGGGTGTAGATAGCCCGATGGGGAATAGGTCGCGCAAATAAAATTTGGGCCAACGGTCAAGCTGGCTTCGGTTTCAATACGGCCCCCTAAAGATTTTCTTTCGCAAATTTCAACTTCGTTGAGACCAAGGTTGCTTAGGCGGTCAATGATGTTTTGGAATTTTTCGCGTGCTGTCATTTTGATTTGGTTTTTCGTTTGGTTTTTCGTGTCGTCGCGTTGTGCGTCGTTCACTGAAAAGAGACTCGCGCAGACTCACGCGAACACCAAGAAAAATCGTAAAAAATAATTTCTCGCGCACGCATTTATTTTATTGACTAGCCCACGGAACCGCATCCCATGCGGGTCTGCGGGCTTTTCAATTCATGAAAATAATTGAAAAAAACATTTTGAGAGACCAAAAGAAAAATCAGATTTTGCAACCGACCGCCCGTAAGAGGCAGGGTCGTGTTGCTGATAATTTAGAATCATTCCAAACATTCAAAAATCATGCCAAGATCAGAAAGGAAATAATCAAGAATCATGCCAACATTGACGAGGTGAAGCGCAAGAATAGAAGCCATGCAAATGGATTCTTTTCTCAGCGTAAACGCTGAAAGCATTAGAACACTAAAGACCAAAAAAACCTTGTCAAACGATAAATTTTCGTTACCCCTCACAACATGACAGAAAAACAACTCGGAAGACCAGAAATCCCTTTTGATCAAGATACCGCAAAACAGATTTGCGATATGATAGAATCGGGAATGACACTCAACGCAATTTGCCAGCTTCCCGATGTTCCAAGCATTCCCACGGTTTACAAATGGCTCGACAATCATCCCGACTTCTTTCAAGACTACGCACGAGCGAGGAGTAAACAGGCCGATACTTTCGCGGACATGGTAATGACGGAGGCGTTTAATTCACATGACGCACAAATCGGCAGACTAAGAATCGACGCTCTAAAGTGGACGGCTTCCAAACTTGCGCCCAAGAAATACGGCGACAAGGTAGAAGTGGAGCAGACTGGCAATACCAACTTTAAAATCTCTTTCGCGGTTCCAGAACGAGACACCCGCGACAGCCTGAAAGAACTATCTGCACCAGTTGCTAGGATATCCGACGCCGAGCCGATAGAGGCCGAGATAGTGGAATCAGAATAGATAACGAGACACAATCTCAGCGCAGGTTTTTGTTATACCCGAAAAGGGGAGAATCTAGCTAGATTCCCCGAAACTATACCAGATAGGGATTTGCTTCAATCTGTCATATTGTGACACTTTCCTGCATATTCTCAGAACCGCATATTTTCCCCGAATGTGAGTAATTAACGGATAGGTTAATTTCGCCCAATGGCATCACCGAACTTTTCGCCGATTGTATGCTATGAGCCACTTTTCAAAGTGTCGGTGATTGCCAACTTTTACCGACCGGGAATAATCTCGCAGGAACTTCTCCCGCATTCGGTATTTTTACCGATCAGTAAAATGCCCCATGCAATGCCATTGCTGAAGCCATAAGCCCCATGTTTGACTCGTTCAGCTTTTCGGGCATCATTCGCCCCCCTATGTCCAAAAAAACCAAGACCGAACTAGAGATTCTTTCACACGCCTACGCCAAGAACCCTACCGCTGAGAACTCCGCCCTATTTATCAAGACCCTACTGGACGCACTAAAGAGCAGAGAGGAGGCCATTGACGAACTAGAAAAGGGAGTGCGGACACTAGAACTTTTCCTATCTGAAAAAACCGATTGCGGACGGAAAAAACCATGATAGAGGGAAGGCCATGGAAAATCTAAATAGATATCGCGACTTCGTTCGGAGCCTAGCAAAGCCGGGGAATGCAATCGCCGCCGAATTAACTCCACAAGATTGTCACCGCCTGCACATGGCAATCGGAATCAGCGGAGAAGCCGGAGAATTACTGGACGCCGTGAAGAAAGCCACAATCTACCGAAAACCTTTAGATATTGCCAATGTCCGAGAAGAATGCGGCGACTTGCTTTTCTACATTGTCGGCATTCTCGACAGCATCGACACCGAACTAGATTCAGTCATCGCTGAAAATATGGCAAAGCTTTCCACTAGATACGGGAAATCGTACAGCAACGCCGCCGCAGTGGAACGAGCCGATAAGATGCAGAGCATGGACAAAGACCACGGAAGCGAGATAAAAGGCCCAGAGGTAGAGGCCGACGAGGATTTCGACGAAGTAGTTCCTCGCGCCTGTAGCCTAGAAGATGAAGAATGCGAATCATGCCAATGAGTGACAAGTCTCAAGACTATTGGGAAGGCTTCGCCGATGGTCAGCGCGACATTGAAGCCCAGATGAACATTGAAGAGCAAACAATCAACCCGAACGAGTTTATTCAAACGCTCGACTTGTTTGCTGGCTGGCTCATGGGATTGATTCAAAACAACGGAAGCGATGAGATAGACGATGAAGGCGGACCGATATATTCAAACTATTCTGACGCGACAATCGCCGGACTCGCCGCCGCGTTCACCTACGCAAGACTTCTTCGAGTTGTATCGGCTTGCATTTTCCGTTTAAATCAAAAGGATTTCACCGAGGAACATTTTCACCACGAACTAAACCATGCGTTGAACATGATGGAGCGAGGACTGAACACCGATGAAGATTGAAAAGCAAATCACAGAGTTAGCTGAGAAATACCACAAGCTAATCGCTGGAGACCATCACAAGGATAGGGATTGCCATTGGCATATCGAAGTAAAATGGAGCTATGGCAACGATCCTGTTTTCATCGTGGAACATAAAGGATATCTGCACGAAACGGAGCGATCTACTTTTGATAAATACGAAACCGCTTTGATTTTCCTGCGTGGTGAATTAAAGGACGCAATAGAAATTGAAGAATTCCACAAGGCGAACATCGACAGCATTAGATTCCCAGATGACATCCCCGGAGAGTTGCGAGCGTTTGAACTATGAACTGGAATGAATACGCTTTAGAATTGGCGACGATTGCCGCGAAGAAAAGTAAAGACCCATGGAGACAAGTAGGGGCTTGTTTATTGCGCCATGACAATACAGTCGCGGGGATTGGATACAACGGCTTTCCCGCTGGAATGCGTGAAGATTGGGTGGATCGAGATAAACGAAGGCTCTATATCGTCCACGCCGAGCAAAATGCGTTGAGGTATGTGAAGCCTGATGAATGCGCTTTGATTGCCGTGACATTGTTGCCATGCAATGATTGCTTGCGTTCTATTGCAAGCTATGGAATCAAGAGGGTGATCTATCGTGATATTTATGATCGAGACATCACGAGTATAACGCTTGCAATAGATTTCGGGATAGAGTTGATTCGGTTACAGGATAAACGATTTTCCTCATATTGGGATCATTCAACGAAACCGTCGATGTTTGTTGTGAAAGAAAACGGAGTTGAAATTTATCGCGGAGGATATGCAGAAGGGGAAAAGCTTTTAAAAAACACATGAGATTTCACATTTTAGGACTCCCGCACACAGTCACATCAAAAGAGTTCAACGCCTGTGCATATACTCAAAAGGTTGTGAAGTTCGGCAAGATGATGGTTGAACGAGGACATGAGGTCATTCACTATGGGCATGAAGAGAGCGACTTGATTTGCTCGGAGAATGTGCCAGTTCTGACTAACGATGATTTTGCGAAAAGCTACGGCTCGCATGATTGGAGAAAAACATTCTTTAAGTTTAACACGAACGATCACGCCTATCAGACATTTTACAAGAACGCGATTAGGGAAGTAGGGAAAAGAAAGCAGAAGCATGATTTTATTCTGCCCTTCTGGGGTTCAGGCGTTCGTCCTATCTGTGACGCGCATCAAGACATGATTTGCGTGGAGCCGGGGATTGGGTATGCGGGTGGACATTGGGCAAGGTGGAAGGTGTTTGAGTCCTACGCAATTTATCATGCCTATTATGGAATGTCGGCAGTGGGTTCATGCAAACAGGACTGGTATGATGTTGTCATCCCGAATTATTTCGATGTGGAGGATTTCGAGTTTAACGCTAAGAAGGAAGATTATTTTCTGTATCTGGGAAGGGTTTACAGTGGAAAGGGCGTTGATGTAGCGATCCAAGCCACAGAGAAGGCAGGAGTGAAGTTGGTAATCGCAGGGCAGAAAGAAGAAGGCTATAAGTTACCTGACCATGTGGAATATGTTGGATATGCTGATGTGGAAACCAGAAAAAAATTGATGGCTAACGCCAAGGCAAGTTTCGTTCCTAGCCAGTATATCGAGCCATTCGGTGGTGTTCAGGTTGAGAATTTGCTATGTGGAACGCCAACGATAACGACAGATTGGGGTAGCTTTGCAGAGAATAATTTGCATGGCATCACAGGATTTCGGTGTCGGACGATGGGTGACTTTGTAGATGCGATCAAAAATATTGATGACATTAAGCCTATGGATTGCAGGAAGTGGGGAATGAATTTTAGTCTTGAGAAAGTTGCCCCGATGTATGAGAAATACTTCAAAGATGTGATGAATGTTTATACGGATAGGGGCTGGTATGCTGATGGCAATGGATTGTATGCAGGAATGAAGAATTATCCATGAACTATATTGTTTTAGGTGTTGGTGTTTATTGTTTTGTATATTTCTTAATGAATAAATATGAAAATAATTGATGTAGGTTGTGGGCCGGGGATTTATGTCCAAGCATTGCGTGAGTTGGGTCACGATGTTATTGGCATTGATCCAGATAAGCGTTGTCCAGAAACAATCAAGTCGATGTTTGATGAGGATGGAAAGTATGACTTGGCATTGTGCCTAGAGGTTGCCGAGCATATTGATCCGTATGAAGCGGATTATGTTGTAGAGAAGCTAACAGAGTTGGCTCCAACGATTATCTTCTCAGCAGCAGTGCCGGGGCAAGGTGGGCATGGGCATATTAATTGTCAGCCAAAAGAGTATTGGGAGCATAAATTTGGTAAGTTAAACTTTGTCGTTGATAGAGAAGCAACGCAGAATTTCATTGACTTTATGCGTTCTGGATACCATATGGGATGGTTAGTAAATAATGTCCAGATATTTAAGTCATACGGAGATGTTTGCTATGAGCAAATAATAAAAGAAGAAACACCACAAGCTAAACGAGTTGCAGAATGGATAAATAAAAACATATGAAAGCTATACTTGAATTCAACCTACCCGAAGAACAGGACGACCATGCTTATGCTATCCATGGATTGGATGCATTGATAGTCATTAACGACTTGGAGCAAGAGATTAGAAGTAAACTTAGATATGATTCTGGCGAGTTTAAGGAGTTTAATGTTGAAAGCTACGACGATGACGGGAACAAAGTAAATCGGCGGGTAAGGGCTTGCGATGATACACTGGAGCAAGTGTGGAATGTATTGCTTAGGTTTAAGCAGGAAAGGAATTTGCCAGAGCTGACATGATTGGCGGAAGCGTAAATAGGACGATTAAGTTAGCCGAGGAGATTCGGGAAGAGGCTGACAGGGATGAAGATGTTGGAATTGTATATGCGGCAAAGCATATCATTCTAAATGCGGCATCTGTGAAGGGAAAGGTCGAATTGGATATACCAAAAGCGAAGGAAATAGTGAAAAACTATGTCCAGAGCTTGCTGGATGCAGATCAGTTTGAGGCAGCGGCAACGATTCTCTGGGGGCCACAAGTCTATGATTGGCGACCAATGTCCAGTCAAAACACATGGAGATGTTTGTTCGATCACGATAAATTGCTGATCCAAGGTGCTGGCGCGATGGGAAAAACATTCGGTGCAGCGGCTTGGTTTTTGTTGGATTGGATGCGTGATCCTCACTATACTTGTATTAAAGTTGTGTCATTGACTGCCGAACACGCACAGCGAAATGTATTTGCAGCTATTAAGAAGTTCTATACAACTGCATTGGTTAGACCAGAATTTGAAGGCAGTGAGACACTTGTAAAAAGTATCCAAGCGAATAACGATAGCAAGAACGGGATTCATCTTGTTGCTGTTCCTAAAGGTGATAGCGGAACTGGAACGCTCCGTGGTTTCCACCCTAGCCCAAGAAGTGGTAAGCCGCATCCGAAATGGGGCAGGATGTCTAGGACTCATGTTGTGCTGGACGAAGCGGAAGAAGTTCCTGCTGGTGTCTGGGAAGGATTGCAGAACATCCTGTCTGCGGCGGATACGGAAGGAGCGAAGGGTCGAATCAAGATATTTGCGGCAAGCAACCCGAAGGATAGGACTAGCGAATTTGGCAAGCGTTGTGAGCCAACAGCAGGCTGGGGTTCTATTGACTGCGAGGATGACTTGGAATGGAAGAGTCGAGATGGTTGGCATATCTTGCGATTGGATGCCGCAAAGTGCGAGAATGTGATTGAGAAAAAGATCGTATTCCCCGGTCTTCAGACTCACGAAGGCTATCAAGCCTACGAATCCAAGGGTAAGACGGCAGAATATTATACCATGGCTAGGGGCTGGTTCCCGCAGGAAGGCGTGTCCATGGCAATCATGACGCCAAGCATGATGGACAATGCCATGGGAATTACCCGCTTTATTGGGCCTGTAGTGCCTCTGTGTGCGTTCGACTTGGCTTTGGAGGGCAATGACCAAGTAATCTGTTCTTACGGCAGATTTGGGCTTTCTGACGGCTATACGCCAATGAGTGGTAGATTTGTTGAGTATAAGAAGCCCAAGGTTGTCTTACAACTTGACTCACAGATTCCATTCCCGAAGGCCGCGACATTGGAGCAGTCCACAAATATTATCAAATTCTGTAAGAATATGCGTATTGCTCCGAACTGGGTATGCGTTGACCGAACAGGTAATGGTGCTGGCATCCATGATTCGTTGAAGTCCGTGTGGGGAGATGTGCTTGGAGTCAACTACTCAACTATGGCTACGGATACTCACATTCTTGGCGACGATTCCTTGCCAGCGTCACAACTTTATTCTGGCGTTGTTACCGAATTGATTTTCGGTCTAGCGAAGTATTTGGAGTTTGAGTATTTGAAAATATCGCCGGGGTTCCGTAGCGAAGAGTTGGTGCGCCAAGCTACTGCGAGACGCTACAAGCAGAAAGGCCAAGGCTTGGTTCGAGTGGAAAGTAAAGGCGATTATTGCAAGCGAACACGGCAACATTCTCCTGACGCATTGGATTCGCTTTCCTTGCTTGTGTTTCTTTTGAGACAACGAGGAGGCGCAATTGCGACTATGACCGACGCAAAGCCAGAGTTACCAACAAGAACAAAAGCCTTGCAAGGAATCGAGAAAATGGAATATGTTGATTTTTCTGAATAATATATGCCAAGATTAATTCAAGGAATGGTTCCACCCGGAGGCTATCACTATATTGATGGCGATGTTAAAATTGTGGGTTATACATATCGCAACCTTATAGATAATGTAACAAGTTATAGGGCAGAAAACCACTTGCCTATTAACGATGTTGAGGGAGATATAACCAACTACATTTGCGGTAATTGGCCGCATTTTTGTCATGGTGTCGATATGGTTACTGTAACGAGCATAAAACCTCCTACTCGGCAAGGCGACTTGATGAGTGACATCTCCACTTGGGCTAGGAATATATTGCACTCTACAAAGCAGACTCAACTTGTCAGCGATGAATTGGCTGAACAACGAGCTAAGATTTGTAGGCAATGTCCGAATAATGTGAACTGGCGTGGAGGATGCTCTTCTTGCATTGCGGCAACGGATCGCATCTGTGCGAGTATCCGAAATGCTAGAGATACAAAATCATCACAAGTTCTAGGCGGATGTAAGTTATTGCGACACGATAACCGAACGGCGATTTTCTTTGACAAAGACAATCTATCAGAATCAAATGATTTGCCAGAATTTTGCTGGTTGAATAATAAATAATTATGGCAGATGTTTTAAAACCGCTACCCGCAATTGTTACCGATACTTACGCTAACAAGGCTCCGCGCATTTCGGATCAAAGCAAACCAAGGAAGCTAAATCTTGATGTTGTTGATCCTTCTCCTACTAGCAATGGAGATACTGTTGATCCAAAAACGCTACAAGTTCGTCGTACATTCAAAGATGCTGCTCAAGCTCACTCTGCCTATCGCCGCTTGAAGCAACAGAATGTTGAGCGCAATCGCAAGAATCAACTGATTCAGAAGAAGCTCAATAACGAGCCTCCATATAGCGCGAAGAAGCTCGAAAGCATGGGGCAAAACTGGCGCAGCAATCGTCCGACAGGATTCTTGTCCACGATGGTTAGCCGCATCCAGCCTCCGTTCAAACAAGTCATTGAGCAGGCTCCTACGCTGACATACACCAAGTATCCTGTTGAGGGAGTTGACTCTGAAAATAAGACCAAAATTTTCCGCGAAGAGATCACAAAATGTATCCGTGGATGGAAGGGCCATGACGATATTGTTGCCCAAGTTGTTCACGAGAATACCACATTCGGATTCTGTGCATTGTGCTGGGATGATCTTCGTGATTGGAAGCCAGAGTTCCTTCGCCAAGACTACACATTCTTTTCTATCGAGACTCCTCAAGAAACCGAAGCAACTCCAATCTGGGCGCGGAAACGCCGCTATCAAATTGCAGAGTTGTTGCCAGTTCTTGAAGACCCGCAGATGTCCGCAATGGCAGGTTGGCACATCAAGAATCTCGTTAAAGCAATTAACAATGCTATCCCTGCTGGACGCACACTTGATTCCGATGACGACGCTCGCCGATACGAGGACTGGATTCGTGAAGGAAGCTACGGAGCAAGCTACGAGAACGATGCGAAGTATGTTGAGCTAGGTGAGCTTTTGGTTCGTGAGCCAAATGGTAAGATTAGCCGTTTTCTTTTTGACGATAAATCTGGCGATGAGATTTGCACACAGATTGATCGTTACAGCAAAATGAGCGAATGCCTCGCATTGTTTTCTGTTGAGATTGGAAGTGGTGCATTGATGAGTTCTCGTGGTGCTGGGCGCGATCTTTACAATACTCATATTGCTGTTGAGAAGGCTCGTAACCTTGTTGTGGATAATTCCTATCTCTCTGGAATGTTGCTTCTCAAGAAAGGCCCGAATGCCAAGGCTGGGGCTACTCCTCTGACTGTCCATCATCCTGTCGCTTATATCGCGGAAGGATATGAGGTGATTCCGCAGAATATGCCAGCGAATGTCCAAGACTTCTTGAACTTGGATCGTTTCATCTCTGGTCTTGCTGAAATTCAAATTGGCACATTCCTTCCTAGCTCTGCTCTTGGAGTCCGTGACCAGAAAGTTACCGCTTCTGAAATTAACAGGGTGGCGGCTATCGAGAATCAAATCCGCGAAGGAATCTTGATGCGTTTCACGAAGCAATACAGCAAAGCCGTTGAGCGTATGCAACGAGGCATCTGCCACCCAGAGCATATTAAAGCTGCCGCTGAATTGAAGACCAAGCTAGACATCGCTCGCCAGATGGTTCCTAACGCTGTTTGGGCTAGGGCTGATGTTGTCGATGCGTTTGATCGTAGCGTCATGGAATTGCCATCGTTCATGGTTCCATTCCAAGTGCCAGATCATTTGGATGAGGAAGCGATTTCGTGCGTCTTGAATATGCTTGAGCGAAATCTTCCTCCTTCGGATATTCTTCTTATGGCATACAGCCCTGCTGAAGAGTTGTTGCCAGATACTCAGGCGCAGAACGATCAGATTCTCGACATGATGATCCAACGCTACATGGGCAATCCTAATGTCAATCAAGACGAATTGCTCAAGTTGGATTGGAGTCGTAAACTTGGTGAGAGTATTGCGAATAGCGTCATTCTTCCAAAAGACCAAGTTGAGTCGCTTGCTATCGAAGCAACCCGTCAGCAGATTATCGAGCTTCAGAGCATAATCGCTGGTCAAGAGGTTCCAGTTTCTCCGCGAGATAATGACATGGTTCACTTGAGCGTCATGGCTCAAAAGCTCATGCCGCTCATCGAAAACGCTCCTGCTGGCTCTCTGCCTCCAGAGATGGTTCAACCGCTGAACAAAGCATTGGAGCATTTCATGGGGCATATCATGCAAGCAGAGGCAAAGGGAATGGACTCAAAGATGATTTCGCAATTCCGTTCTGCCGCACAACAAGCGTTCAGTCATCTTACCGCAGGGCATGGCACTCCTCCTCCAGAAGAGTTGATGCCAGCCGCCGCAGGCGGCGCACCATCTCCAGCCGCAGGCGGACGCACTGGACGAGTTGCACTTGGTCAATCACGCGAGTTTGGAAAACTTGAAGGCGAAGTTCCTACACAATTTGGAATGGTTAATGATGTAGCTAACCCTCCAAAGCCTCCAACTGCTGGATAAAACATTTGCACAATAACAAAATAACATATAACTAATAAAAATATGGGCGGATCACCTACAGAAATGCGAAAGAATGAAGCTGGCGCGGCTATGCCTAGCCAGCCTGCTAAACTGGACACTCCTTACGAGCCTGAAGCATACGATAAATTCTATTCTCAGCGTGCTAACGCTAACGATCAAGAGATGCTTCGCAGTCTTGCTCGTGATCTTTACAACTCCGCTAAGGGAGCATTCAGCCAGAACTTTACTGGCCGCGATGCCTCTCCTGCTGCGACTGCTGATAATACAAAAAATAAATAATAAATGAATTGGACGAGTGAAGACTCAGCCAAGTTTAGAGACTACTCACAAAAGAGTGGCTATAAGCTACGAGCATATTTGCAATCAATGGTTCCACTTTGTGACGGCAAGACAATCGAAGAGGTTGCTTTGCAGGCAAAATACAAAGAGGGATATGAGCGAGTTTTGAAAGAAATTGATAGTATTGTTTCTTCCAAGACAAATGAAGACGATGCTTCAAATGGCACATTCACAACAATGTAATTATGGCAACTATTAAAAAACGATTCACAAAGATCGTGGTTAATAAAGCAACTGGCCGCACTCGCACAGTTAAGTATGGGCAAGCAGGGAAAGCGGCAGATGGCAAGGATCGTATTCGCCCCGGCACTAAAAAGGCGTCAGGTTATTGCGCTCGCAGTTATGGAATCAAAAAGCGTTTACCAAAATCCAAACAAAACGACCCAAATTCTCCAAATAATTTAAGTCGAAAAAAATGGAAGTGCAAAGGCGCAAAATCTGTGCGTAAGAAATAATATGGGTGGCACTACTGCACAATATAGACAATTCCCAACAAAGCATCCTTATGTGAAAAACAAGGATGGTGGTGAGAGTAATGTATTGCTTGGCACATTTGGAATTGATGATAAGCAATATGTCATTCCAACAATGGTAGAAGGCAAGCAATTATCAGACAGAGACGCATTTAATACTGCAAAACAATATGGGTTTGATAAATATCCTGCTTTTAATACTGTAGAAGAAGCTGACTCTTGGGCTAAAAAATATCATGGCAGAGTTCAGCCAGATGGAACTATAAAATAAATTTAGATAAAAGTTTTTATCTAATAAATCAATCAACCAACCAACCAACCAAAAATAAATATGGCAGATACAGACGAGAACATTGTCGAATCCGATGTTACTGGATTCGGAAACCCATCACTTGATTCGGACAAGATTGATGACTCTACCGAACAGCAAATTGATAACTTGCTTGATGAGGTAATTAAACAACAAGAAGAACCAAGCAATGAAATTGAAACAAGCAATAGTGATGTTCCTGAACAAAATCTACTTCAAGATGATGTGGAGCCTGTTTTGGAAACCAAAACTGAAGAGGGAAATGTGCCAGATCAAGTTGACGCTGGACAACTGGAGCAAGCGAAACCCCAAGTCGAAATCGACCCTGAAATCGCGGCTATTGAACAACCCCGAAATCTTTCGGAAAAAAACCAAAGCAACTGGCGTAAGCTCCAAGAAACTGCAAGCACCTACAAAAAGCAAGCCGAAGAAGCGGAAGCCCTCCGTCAAAGGATCGCGCAGCTTGAGCAAGCCCCAGCCCAAACGCCGCAAGACTACGAAGAACTAAAGAAGTTCCGTCAGATTTTCGACATCAAGAACGATCCAGAGTTCCAATCGAAGTATTCTAAACCGATTGAAACTGCGAAGGGCAATGTCTATGGCATCCTTCGTAAACATGGAGCATCTGATGAAGTCATTGCTAGCATTGAGAAAGCTGGTGGACCAGATAAGATCAATGACGAGTTCTGGCGCAATCCTGCATTTGGAAATCTTCCATTTACTGATGCTGAAAAGCTGAAGCGCAATCTTGTTGATGTTGCTGATCTTCGTGAGAAGCAAGAACAGGAAATCCAATATGCTGCTGAAAATGCTGACAAGATTCTTCAAGAGCGCGAGCAAGAGAAGGGTCAGTGGTATGAGAAAACTGTTACCGAGATTGACCAAGAGCTTGATAACATCACAAAAGAGTTGCCTTGGGCTAGGTATGCAGAAGCTCCCGCTAATGCTACTCCAGAACAAATCCAGCAAATTCAATCTCACAATGCTCGTGTCTCTGAACTAGCAACAAAGTTTGAAGCTGCACTTTGGCCTACAACCGCCAAGGATCGCACGAACATTGCCGCTGCCGCAGTCTTCAGTCATGTGCTTTCGGACCAGTTACGCACAGAACAAACGCAAAAGAACGCATTGCTAGATCAGGTCAAGAAGTTGACTGCCGAGAATAATGCTTTGAAGTCATCAAGCAAGATGCCAAAGCAATCAACAGCAAATCAATCGGTCAACAAACCATCTGGCATTAGTGATCGTATCAAGATGAATGCCGCTGACGCTATTGATCTTGGTTTGGATGAAGCTCTTGGCGGGTAAGTATTGATAAACGATACTATAGTTATACAAAAGTTATTACATTTTTGTATAACTTTATAATAAATACAACATATGGAAGTAAAAGTATCTCCTGACGAGAAGATTACACTAAATGCTCTTGAGTCTCCTGATCCATTTGCAAGAAAAGGCGTTCAAAGTAAACCTATAAATCATAATATGCCAAAAAAACCACAACGAGACTTCTCTCATTACGATGATCCTGTAGAAAAGAAAAAGCAAGAAGTGAAGAAAACAGAATCTCCAGAGGAACCTCAAGCGCAAAAGCGTGGGAGGAAGCCAAAAGTAGAAGAAAAAGAAGTTGATAAATTCAACAATCCTATCATGCAATCCCGCAATCAAGATGGGATGCCTTCATATCGTTGTGAGTTTGCAGGCAGGGACATCTTTGTTGGCTTCCCTTGCTACAAAACTACCAATCCAGTCACTGCATTTGCCCTGATTGCGATGGCACTTGACTTTGGAAAGGACAAGATTCGTTTCGATATGTCGATTGGCGATGCGATGATCTATCATTCTCGCAATAAGATAGCGCAAAAGTTCCTTGAGACAGATGCCAAGTGGCTACTGATGATTGATGACGACATCATTCCTTGTATTGGTCGTCCTGCATGGATGAAATCAACTGTTCCTAGTGCTAGGAATATGCAAGATGCACCGCTTCAGCGTCATGTGCTTCAACGATTGATTGGTGCAAACAAGACTCTGATTGGTGGAGCATACTTTGGACGGCAAGAAGGAGGGCCGCTGATGTGTTCTGATAGGTCTTTGGAGCCAAAAGCTCGTGCATATCAAGATGAAGTAGCTCCCGTGGACTGGGTAGCTACTGGATGTATGCTTGTTCACCGAAAAGTCTTCCAAGACATCGAAGAAAAGTATCCAGAGCTAAAATCGCCAATCGCAAATGGCGAATTTGACTATTTCCACCCGATTAACTCTGTTACTGGAGAAGATGTGTCATTCTGCAAGCGAGCAAAACAAGCTGGACACCAAGCGCACATTGATCTTGGGCTTCCAGTCTTCCATGTCGGATATAAAACATATTGATTATGAAAAACATTTACGCATTTTACACTAGCATTCAGCTTGCAGACCAGAACGAGGAATTCGCTTGCATTAATTTGTGGAAAAAGTCATGGGAAAAACTTGGCTGGAAAGCAGAATTGTTAAATAACTCTCACATTCAAGGCTCTCATCTCTACAATAAGATCATTGCTAAAATGGTTAATTCCAAGGCAACATTACCTCGTGAGCGCAGTGATGAATTTAATTGGCTTATAGCTCGCTTTTCTAGGTGGTGCGGACTACACGCCGCTGGTGGTGGATGGATGAGTGACTATGATGTGTTTAATCTTGATTTCACTCCAGATAAAGCTAATGAAATTGAGAAAAATCAATCTTTGTATTTATGTGGCGAGCCAGCATACTTGTTTTACGCAACACGAGAAATGTGTTCTGCCGCAATTATTAAATTCATAAATCAAAACATATTCAATTTGACGGAAAAGAGTATGGTAAATTCCGTCGATAAAGATTTGTCTAACAAATTGGTTAAACATTGCCAATTCACTCCCAAAAAGAAGCGTTCAGAAGTGATGCGGTTGTTGGCGTGAAGACATTTCTCCATTCTGGTCATATTGGGGACATAATTGCGTTCCTTCCACTTATGCGGAAGCTAGGTGGTGGTCATTTAGTAATTACAGACCACAATTCCACTCCGCAATTGAAGATGGAAGGGTTCAGATACCAGTCAATAAAGCCTTTATTGGAGCAACAAGATTACATTACAGGGGTGTCTTTTGAGAAAGCCCCTAAAAACATAGATTTTAATGCTTGTGGTTTCAGAAAATACTGGGGGACTGGAACAATCATTGAAATGCAGGCTAAAGAGCTTGGAGTTGAGCCTTGCATAGAAAAATGGCTAGAAGTTAAGCCAAACTTGACCTTGCAAGGTAAGATTGTGTGTTGTAGATCGCCTAGATACCGAAACGATTTGTTCCCATGGCGGGAACTTATTGATAAAATCAGAGATCGTGCTGTTTTTATCGGAGTTCACGATGAATATGGTGATTTTGTAAATAAATTCGGCAAGGTTGATAGATTTTTGACGAATAATTGTCTGGATATAGCTCAAGCTATCGCTGGAAGTGATATGTTCATTGGAAATCAATCATCTCCATTCTGGATAGCCGCTGGACTCCATCATCCGCTAATCCAAGAGACTTCTCTTGATACTCCAGACAGCATTGTTAGATACGAAGGCGCAAATTACTTTATAGACAGAATAAACCCACTAAAACTAATCAAATGAAAGAATCAAGCAAGGCAATGGAGCGTCGATTTAACTCAGAAAAACGAGAACTATTTTCTGAGATATTCAAAGGTGAAGGAATAGACATTGGAGCAGGAAACGATCTAATCAATGTTCCAGATGTTCGTAGATTCGACATGGAAGATGGGGACGCAAATCACCTAGACCGATACTTTGAAGCCGAATCGTTCGACTTCATTCATGCCTCTCAATGCTTGGAGCATATGCGTGACCCTAAAGCTGCATTGGAGTCTTGGCTGAAAGTTCTACGCAAGGGAGGATACGCAGTTATCTCGATCCCATCTTGGGAACTCTACGAAGGCATGATTTGGCCTAGCCGATTCAATCCAGACCACAAGTCAACTTGGTCTTTGTGGCAAAAAGGTTCTCCAGCACCAACCCATGTTTGCTTGCCAGAGTGGTTGGCAAACTTTAATTGCGAAATAGTCTACTGCGAGCTAATCGACACAAACTATAATTACAAAATTGGAACTCGCGTCGATCAGACATATCCATACGAGAATCGCGTAGAAGCCTTCATTGAATTTGTTCTACGCAAACTCTGAACTCTACACACGCTTATCTTATCATTTAAGATAAGTTTAGCATTCGATATGCCTCCGGCGGGTCTGGCAGACAGCAAATACATAATGCTTCCTAGATGGTGAAATCGGAGCATAGCAGTTCCTAGGTCAAGAAACTGCTAAAACATACACTTCCTCGCATGGAGCCAATCGTGTGCATTTTTAGATCACTCGGCCAGAGGTCGTCCTTATCCTAGCCTTACTTTGTTTACACCTTTCGGTGAGAGCCAGCTTGATCCGCAGTCTCCTTCATTTCTGAAGAAGCGTATTAAGTTGGTAGTCTTTTAACCCTCCCAACTCCTCTCCTTCACACGGGAGTCCTTTTCAGGTTTGTTCCGTAGTCAGGGGATAGAACCCTGCCGTGCTACGCTCATCTTTAGGCTCATTTTCGGGAACTGCTTTTTAGCTTCATGCGAAATGAAAAACCCGCCTTGATGGAAACAGCATCAAGACGGGCATTTCTATTGGGGAAATGTGTCCATGAATCCTGTTTCGATTCAAGAAAGATGCAAGCACAATAATTGAGTTTTTTAAAATGTCAAAAATATTTTCAGAAAAAATGATTTGACGAAATATTAAATATATTATAGCAGTTCACACATCGGCGACGAGCTATGCGTTAATGGCAACTCCGTGGTAGTTTAAGAAACCACATCACAGGCCGCACAATAAGCCCAGCGTGCCGGGGCGAACAAACAACTTGCAAGCTATCCAGCAATGGATCGTCTCGCACTTGAATGTCGCCCAAAGTTTTCTAAACGGAGGGTAGTTCAAGCAGAACAAAACCCAAACACACTCGATTCTCCTCTAGCAAAAATGCAATGGGAATAAAGGTCGAGTAAAACAACAAACAAAACAAAACTAGAAAACTAATAATATGTCTAATACCTGCATTCCTTTGGCGGCAGTCCAAGACTTCGCCAGTAAAGATACCCTTCGCATCATCGGTCAGATTGGCCGCGTGCTTGCTCGCAAATCCCCATACATCAACTCGATTGATGGCGGAACCCTCCCAAATGTCTCGGATGTCGTCCGTAGCGTTGTTGAGGAAATGGCCGTTCCAGCTAATGCTGGCGTCAATGGCGCTGGTGCGCTTGCCGCTCCTTTGTTTTTGAATGACACCTCGCTTTGCGGTGCTGGTGCTACTCCAGATCAAGTTGGTTCTACTGAATACACATTCCAACTCCAGACCCTCCGTGGTGCTGGTCCTCGCGTTTGTGTCAAGCAAGCTCGCACGGCCTTCAAGGGTTCCTACCTCCAAGCTCAAATTGCGTTGGAAAAGACGATCCTTCAGCTCATCAACGCCGACATCCGTTATCAGTATTTAATTCAGAGCGGTATCAAGTATGTTGTCAATAGCACCAAAACATTCTCTCAGAATCTGACTGGTGATATGCAAGTTCAGGGCGCACCTTGGGCTTCACATCTCCCAGATGCTCCGATGAACTTCAAGACCCTCTATCGTATCGGAACCTTCCTCCGCGAAGAGATGCTTGCAGAGCCTTTCGCCAGCAAAGATGGCGAGTTCTTCCAAGTTCTTGCTTCCTCTGACCAGATTGAAAACTTCCGCAACGATGCAGATGTCAAAGAAGACCTCTTGTATCTTACTGCTGGTAGCTTCAAGCTCGGCGAAGAGAGCATCAGTGGTTATCAGTTCATGGGTTATCGTGGTTTCGCCTTTGGTATCGACCAACAGCCGCTTCGTGCGACTGGCTTCGATGGCAGCGGCAACCTCGTTCTCGTGAATCCTATCATTAGTCAAGCTGTTGACACAGGATTTGCTCAACGCCGAAACCCAATCTGGGTTGATGCTCCTTACGAAGTTATGTTCGTTATCGCTGGTGAAGCCTTCAAGCGTCTCATTCCTGAGCAGTATGTTGGCGAGGGAACCTTCAAATTCGCCCCGCAGCTTGCTATGGGTGAACTTGAGTGGACCTACTTCCGCGACAACGATTGCAACCTGTATGGCGACTTCGGTCAGCACATCTATCAAATCAGCCGTGCGATTCAACCGATTCGCCCGCAGAATGTGTGCGCCATCGTCTACAAGCGTTGCCAGCTTGATGTAAATCCTCTCCCTTGTTCGACTAGCTCGACTGGTCTGTAATTGGTAAGTTGGTATCGGTGGGGGGTGGTCCAATCCCGCCCCTCACCTAATCAGTTTACATTTTACAAGCTAAATTAAAATAACTACAATACCATTATGGATGTCCCTTCTATTCTCGACACAGCAAAATATCGTCACTTGGTTCTTGATGGTGTTGATAGCGTTTCTACTGCACTAGCTAATCTTCAGGGGTTTCAGATTCCAGAGTATGACGAGCTTTCTTTGACTTACTACGGAGTAACCAATAACATCGCTACTGTTGTTTACAAGAAAGCATCTACTCCTGTTGCAACATTGACTCTGACCTATTCTGTTCAGCCTCCGACTTCTAATGACGCTAATCTTATCAATGTCAGCATATCTTAAATATGGCAGTGAGATTCAATCCATTTACTGGGAAGCTGGACTTAAGTTCTAATTCAACGCTTCAAATTAGCGAAGAGGGAACTCTGCCAAATGGAAATGAAATTGCTCAAATACAAAGTGGAGAACTTACAAATGTAGCTGAAATTGATGCAGGAGAATATAGTCCTCCAGCACCTTAAAACTTTCTGAATAACCAGAAAAACAAAAAACAACAACAACAAAATAATAAAAAACTATGGCAAATCCCATCATTCGTATTAAACGCGGTTCCAGCACTCCAGTTAGCTTGTCTTCTGGTGAGTTGGCTATCGACCTGACAAACCTCAACCTCTTCGTTGGTAAAGCTGACGGATCAGCCCTCGCAATTGGCGGTGAAGGAACCTTCGCTACCAAGTCGTATGCTGATAGTGCAGTCTCGACTGCGAACACGACCCTCTCCGCTGCTATCACTGCTGAAGAGACTGCTCGTATCGCCGCTGATGGTGTTCTGACCACCAACCTCAATAATGAGATTTCTCGCGCTACCGCCGCTGAAGGCGTTATCGCCAGCAACCTCGCAACGGAAATCAGTGACCGCACCGCTGCTGTTTCGGCAGAAGCCACTGCTCGCACCAATGCTGACACCGCCCTCGACGGCAAGATCACGACTGAGAAAAATCGCATCGACGCGATCCTCTTGGCCGCTGACGCTGACAAAGACAGCTTTGCTGAAATCGTTACCCTCATCAACAGCGTTGATACTGCTAACGACTCCGCTTTCGCTGGTTATGTTACTAGCAACAATGCAGCTCTCGCCCAAGAGGTGACTGATCGCACGAATGCTGATACCGCCCTCGGTATTCGTATTGATGGTGTTGAGTCTGATGCGACTGCTCTTGCAGCCCGTGTAACCACCGCTGAAGCTGATATCGTTACCAATGCTGGAGCCATCTCTAGCGAAGCGACCACTCGCGCCAATGCTGACTCGGCTCTCGATACCCGTGTTACTGCTCTCGAAACCACCATCGACGGCGGAACCTACTAAAATAAAACAAACAAGTCCTCCGTGGGGTAAAACCCACGGGGGCAACCCTCTTCAATAAGATGGCAAACCCTAGGATCATTCCTAAAAAAAGCGCAATTTCCAAAGTCCCAAGTTCAAGCGACTTGGTAAGCGGAGAAGTTGCCGTTAATTATGCCGACCAGCAATGGTATGGCAAGCATCCAAGCACGGGTGCAATCGTTGAGATCGGTGCGCCTTATCTTCACTCGCACGATCAGCTCTTGTCCGCAGACAAGAACACAGAATTAGAACTCAATAATTCTGGTCAGATTGTTATAACAGACAATTCATCTGCAAAAACTTTTACCCTTCCTAGTGCATCTGGGACATTGGCAACTCTTTCTGATGTTGGAAGCGCAGGACAGCAAGCAGACTGGAATGCGACCAGCGGATCATCGCAAATTCTAAACAAGCCAACTCTTTCCGCAGTTGCAACCAGCGGAAGCTACAACGACCTTACAAATAAGCCAACGACATTTTCTGTTTCAGCAACTCCTCCCTCATCGCCATCCGCAGGGATGCTTTGGCTAGAAGAGGGAACTCTACGATCTTTTGTCTATTACGATTCTCAATGGGTCGAGTTTGGCTTGAGTGGTTCGCAAAGCTACGAAGTCCGTCACGCTTACGCTGCGCCTTATTCGTATACTGGAACTGCTGTTGACGGAACGAGCGAGTCCGCATCAGGCTGGAATATAACCCGCCTAGAAATTTCCTCCTCAGGAACAACCACCAAAACCACCGCATCTGGCGTGTGGAATGATAGAGCAAGTCTAACCTACACATAATCATCCATATGATCTCAAATAATCCAATCCAAATTGACGGCAAAACATTTGACCGATTTAACCTAAACCTCGCCATCACGGGCAAATATAACGGAGACGGTTCGACCGATGCCAATGTCGCAATGCGCCTTGTCCCGACCCGCATTGAAAACGGCGAAGTCTATACCGCCGACGAAGCCGCCATTGGCATCGCACTCGGCTCATTGGCTGGTGCTGACGAAGCCACCCAGCAAGCCGTGGGCGCGATTCAAGCCGCATTGCAAGCCTACCTCACCGCGAAAGGACTCTAAGCTATGGCTACATACTTTGCCCGAAAGGCCGGAAACATAAACGCCGCCGATGTCTGGGCGACCACGCCAAGCGGCACAGCCGCAGCGGTCACTTTTGCCAGCGGCGACATCCTCGTCGCAAACACTTTTGCCATTACAGTCAATGTCGATACCAACCTTGGCGCAACTGGACAGGTTCGCAATGACACCACGGGCGGAGCCGCAAACGGCGGAGGGTTCACGCTGGCGGCTGGCGTCACACTGACATCCAATGTTTACGGCAACGCAAACGGAACCAACGCAAATTGCGTCGTATTTAACTCCACAACCCCATCCACCGCAACGATTGTCGCTGGCACTATTGCGGCTGGAACGAACAATTCGGCGGTAGACAACTCAAGCACCGGAACGCTCACGATCACCGTCAGCGGCACGGTAGGAAGCGGGAACGGAACAAACGGAAATGGAGTCCGAAATTCCAGCGGCGGAACAATCTACCTAACCGCAAGCGGGGGAATTTTTGGGGGGGCTGGAGGAACTGCCTACGGTGTTACAAATACATCGACAGGGAATATTTTCATCACCGGAAATGTCACCGGAGGAACACATCCAACCAGTCCTCACGGAGCGTTTAATGGTTCCAGCGGCACTATCGAAATAACTGGCACGGCCACAGGCGGAACCAACAATGGAGTAGGAGCATTTAATAATTCGGGAACTCTGCGTGTCACAAAAGCTGTGGGAAATGGATTTGGCCCCGGCGCGACTGGGTTGACAGCCACACCGGGAGTCTCTGGCAGCAGTTCAAACTCAATCACCACTGTAGAGCAAATTGAGTTTGGCGCACTCGGCCAATCGCCAACCAGCGGTGCGGTGCGTCTGGTCGCTAACGGCTCAAACAACGCAAACTTTTACACCACCACAGGTGGGCGGAAGACCCTCATCGATGCCACGCAAAACGCAGCGATGCCAGCCGCCAGCGATGTCCGCAGCGGAGTCAACTACGCTTCTGGTGCGCTTACTGGTTCATGCGCCGTCCCAGCCGCTGGGTCTGTCGCTCTTGGTGTGCCAGTCGATAACACCACAGGAACAGCAGTTCTCTCGCTCGCCTCGGTCATCCAAGATTTGTGGGCTGCTCCAACCAGCGGCATGACCACAGCAGGTTCTATTGGAGAGCGTCTGAAAAACTGCTCGACTGCTGAAATTACTGGCGAACAACTCGCCGCAGCCCTCTCGACACCATGATCGACTTCCCCAACAATCCTTCCACAAACGATGTTTTCACGAGCGGCGAGAAGACTTGGAAATTTAACGGCACATCGTGGGTTGTCGTAGGAGTTCAGGCGAGAGCCGTCACATGGGGCGAGGTGCTAAACAAACCAATCCTCTCCGTAGCCGCGACTGACGATTCCGTTTACGCTACCGCCGTGCAAGGAGCGAAAGCTGACCTCGCGGTGGCAAAAGCTCCCGCCGATGCTGTTCCCGTCAACACAATCCGATGTCTCACGCAGGCGCAGTATGACGCCATCTCCCCCAAAGACGCGAACACCCTTTACCTCGTCACATAAATGCCAGCCCTCGCCGGATCACAGCTTAAAATTGGCAACTCGTCTGTTGCGGCGGCTTACATTGGCACGACAAAAGTTTGGCCGAATTGGACTCCTGCGAACATCACGACACGATTTTGGTATGACGCCACGGACGCCAGCACGATCACTTTTAACTCAGCGACAAATGAGGTCACTCAAGTCCTCGACAAAAGCGGGAACAACTACACGCTCACTCGTAAGAGCGGTCTGGTAGGGCCAAAGACGGGGACTCGACAATTCAACGGGAAAAATGTTTTCGACTGGCAATCTGGCGTCTCGTTGCAAAACGCAACTTTCACTCACGCCCAAGCCACCACGCCGCTCTACATCGCGCAGGTTCTTTTTATTGATGTGAGTGCGGTCCAGTATGGCCTCTGGGCTTTAACAACAAGCACCACCGCTGGGCTGCGAATGTCCTGCCGGTGGCAAGATGCTAACACTTTCCAAATCCTCGGCGGCTCGGCGGGCGGAGCGAATATCGCGATGGGCGGTGGGGCAGCATTCATCGAAACCCCTTACCTCGTCGTTCCGAAACTCAACTCTGACTCGTCAGCGTGGCGAACTAACGGCCTTGTCACAAATACGGGCAATGTTGGCACGAATGACTGCAATCTCCTTTTGCTAGGCGGCAATGAAAACGGAGGGTTCGCCCTCGACGGGTTTATCGCCGAAATGGTCGGGTTCACCGCCCCCAGCGATGTCACATCCGTCGAAGGCTATCTCGCGTGGAAGTGGGGGCTACAAGGCAACCTTCCAGCAGTCCATCAATACAAAAATTTCCCGCCATGAGTAATTTGATATAATCATGGATTTGACTAGTTAAAAGAAGCTGTTATAGCAATATAATAATATGGCATTCAAATTTAATCCATTTACAGGAAAGCTCGACATTGATGTTGGAGCAACCGCAGGAACTGGCGCAACTGGCGCAACTGGGCCTAGCGGTGGTCCTGTGGGAGCAACTGGTGCTACAGGCGCGACTGGAGCCACGGGGCTTGGTGCTACAGGTGCTACTGGATTAGAGGGAGCGACTGGCATTCAAGGTTCTACTGGAGCTACGGGGCTTACTGGCGATATTGGCGCGACTGGATTGACTGGTGCTACGGGATCATCTGGAATAGATGGCGCAACTGGGGCTACAGGTCTGACTGGAAATGATGGAGCTACGGGAGCGACTGGTTTGACTGGTGCGACTGGTCTTACTGGTGACATTGGATCGACTGGGGCAACTGGGGCAACTGGACTTGCTGGAGCTACTGGATTAGACGGAGCAACGGGGTCCACAGGATCGACTGGTGCAACTGGAGTTGATGGTGCAACTGGCGCAACTGGAATTGGTTCAACGGGGGCTACAGGAGCCACAGGGGCGACTGGAGTTGAGGGCGCAACTGGAGCTACAGGTCTTATTGGATCGACTGGAGCTACTGGCCCTGCTGGTGCTGGAGGTGCTTCTGGATATTATGGATCGTTTTATAGCGACCAAGATCAAGTTGCCGCATTGCCTAATACGGCATATGCAATGACCCTGAATAATGTCGTTGGGCAAAATGGCATTTCAGTTATTGGAGGATCACAGGTCACTTTTTCAAGCGACGGAACATACGACATCCAATTCTCTGCTCAATTTCACAATAATGGTGGTGGAGGTTCTGGAGACGCCGCTTTTATTTGGCTTCGTAAAAATGGTGTAGATGTTCCAGATTCTGCTGGACGAATTCAAGTTCCAACAAATAGCCCATATGTGCTTCCAGCATGGGACTACATGGATAATTTTGTTTCTGGCGACCACATCGAAATCATGTGGTCAACTGATAATACAAGTATAAGAATAGAACACAACGCACCGATTGCTCCTGCAACTGCGATTCCATCTGTAATCGTTACTGTAATGCAAGTCATGTATAACCAAGTTGGGCCTACAGGAGCAACTGGGGCAACTGGTTTGACTGGTGCTAGGGGCGCGACTGGCGCAACTGGACTGACGCTGACAAATATCCCTCCAAACCCACAAGTAGCACCATATACACTTCAGTTGTCAGATGCTGGCAAGTATATCAATATTTCGACTGGTGGAGTTACTGTTCCTAGTTCTGTCTTTTCTTCTGGCGATGTAATTTCCGTTTACAATAATTCTGCAACGAATCAAACGATCACGCAGGGAGCAGGAGTTACGATTTATCTTGCAGGAACGGCTACAACTGGTTCTAGAACTCTTGCTCAACGAGGAATTGCTACACTTCTTTGTGTGGGAGTTGATGAATTTACCCTCATTGGAGGCGGGATTCTGTGATTAATCAAATGCTGTTTGCGTCCTCTTATTGGACACCAGCTAGCATCCCAACAATTTTTTGGTATGATGCTGCTGATACAGCAACGATCACCGCAACAGGAAGTCAAGTTACTCAAGTTCTTGATAAGTCTGGAAATAGCAGAACCCTGACAAGGGCTGCTGGGACAGTTGGTCCGAATACAGGAACCAGAAATCTTAACGGGTTAAATGTATTTGAATATACTGGAAACAACTGTTTGGAAAACACAGCGTTTGCATACGACCAAGCAGCAAGCCGTCTATACATTGCAATGGTCTTGCAGGTTGATAGTTCTGCGGCGGCTCAACATTTCTTCATGGCTGGAAGGGTAGGATCGACTACTGCTGGAACAAGATTGTCAGGAAGATTTACTTCTGGTAATACTTGGGAAATCATTGGTGGCTCAAATACTGGGGTGAATCAACAAATGGGCGGAGGTGCTGCCGTTCGGGATCAACCTTATATACTGCTTCCCAAATTCAATGGCGCGACTTCAGCTTGGAGGGTAAATGGCGCACAAACTAATACTGGGAATATCGGCACAAATCCATTCACAATCATTTCATTAGGACACAATGAAATCGAATCGCAAGATTTGGATGGATACATTGCCGAAACAATTGCGTTCTCGGATGCCGCTAACCAAGAAATCACAGAGGGTTACCTTGCATGGAAATGGGGATTGCAAGGGAATCTTCCCGCAGGACATCCTTACAAAAACTCAAGACCTTAATTAAAAATGAACTCAGATAGTGGATTTTCACATGGAACTGGATATGCTGGCACAATCTATAGTGTATTTGCAGTTGCCGTCTCTATGTTACCAGAACTTGACATTTGGTTTAGAATTTTAGCTTCAGCTAGTGCAATTATTGCCGCATGGGTTTCGATCTATGTCATGCTTGCAAAACTTAAAAAATATAAAGATAAATGAAATCACTGGTAATTATTCTGCTTGCTTTTGGGCTTACTTCATGCGTCAATATTCCAATACCACCAGCAGGACAGAATCAAGGTAAGCTCGGTTCAGTTCAATTAAAGTTGGCAGTATCCTACATTCCATACATCGACCCAGATAAACAAAAAGAAGATAAACCAAAAGAAGACCCAAGTGTGATGTATGCTTGGGAACACTTCTCAAAAACAATAAAAGACAAATAATATGAAAATTGTAAATACAATTCTTGAACGACTCAGCGAAAATAGCACATGGCGCGGTTTGATTTTGGTAGCGACTGCTCTTGGCGTAAAACTTGATCCTTCGATGCAAGAAGGAATTCTTGCGGCTGGATTGAGCCTCGTTGGACTCATCAATATCATCCGCAAAGACAAAAAATAAATGTTAGAAAAACTAATTGCCATTGCTGAATCGCAGGTTGGCGTTAGAGAAATTGGCGGGAATAATCGCGGAGATCAAATCCGTGAATATCAGAAAGCAACTGAACTTGCACCCGCCGCTTGGCCTTGGTGTTTTGATGAATCAGTTGAAACGCTAACAATATCTGGATGGAAAAAATTATCAGACATCAAAAAAAATGATATTGTTGCTCAAGTTGATTCAGAATCAAAAAGCGTCTCTTTCGTTAATCCCACTGCAATAATTCACACAAAAAACAAAATTTCCATTGCAACAATTAAATCTCGTTCATTGAATTTCAAGTGTGATGCAAGACATAAATTTTGGGGTTATTGGAACACTACAAAATATGAAAATTCGCCACAACTTAAACCAATATCAAGCCTAACATCGTCACTTACGATTCCATCAATTAAAATCAACAATGATGATAATATAAAATTTTCATTTTTAGATTTAGATTTTATAGCTGCATTTATAGCTGACGGATATTTTGCAAGAAAAGAAAGAGAACATCAAAAAATAAGGATTCAAGTAAGCAAAGAAAGAAAAATTCAAGAGCTTAAAAAATTTGGAGGACAAGAACACAAAAGCCAAAAAGTATATGGTTCAAGCAAATCTCCATTGACAACATTTGAATTTCAAATTCCAGATTATTTTGAAGTTATTTTTTCTGACTACAAAGAAATTAGGTGGGATTGGGCGTTTAGCTTGTCTTCAAAACAAGCCGAATATTTCATAGACAGATATGTTTTTTGGGATGGAACTATAAAAACAAAAGTTATTTCAACGGCAAGAAAACAAAACGCTGATGTTTTTGCAGCAATGTCTATTTTATGTGGGAAGCATCCAAATTTAAGAACAAGAAAAATTGAGAAAAAGAAACCATGTTACGAAATAACCACTTCAAACAAAAAAACAAGAACTCTAAAAAAAGAACATATTTCAATAAACGAGGAAGAAATCGACTTGTATTGCATAAGTGTTCCGAGTGAAATAATTATTTGTAGAGACTCAAGCGGCACTCCATTTGTTACTGGGAATTGCGCTGCCTTTACGGATTGGTGCATCAAGGAGTGGCTTGAAGATTCTCAAGTTGTTAAATGGCTCAATCTGAAAAACAGAACTCCCGAAGATTGGCGACCAAAAACTGCGCTTGCTTATGGCTTAACTGCATGGGCAAAAAAGCGACCAAATACTACTCGTATTTTTTCTGAAAAAGACAGAGCGAAACTTGGAGATATTGTGACATTTGACTTCTCTCATGTTGGTTTTGTTGTCAGTGACAACGGACACTGGATAGAAACACTAGAGGGAAATACGAATGGAAAAGGCGAACGAGATTCAGAGTCTGGTGATGGCGTTTGGAGGAAAGTAAGAAAAAAAACTCTTGTAAAAGATTTAATTCGGATTAATCCAAGCGGCTCCATCAATAAATAAATGGCAAACATCACCCACAAGTGGAAACGGATACTAGCTGTGTCCTGCTCCCATGCAAAATTCTGTGATCCTGAAGCACTCGATGCAGTTCTGAAGTTTCAAAAAGACTTCAAGCCGCATACAACAATTCATCTAGGAGATTTCGTTGATCTAACAGCTCTTATGGCTGGAGCAAAAGGAGCAAGTGAAGCAGAGCCTCTTATTCCAGACATTGACACAGGATTAATGCACCTAAAGATGCTGAAAGCAAACATCGTTCTTTGCGGAAACCACGAAGATCGCGCATGGAGACTGCAATCAAGCAACAATGCTGTTGTTGCTCATGCCGCATACAAGATCGTTGAAGCGATTGGAGATTGTTGCAAAAAACTTCGCGCTCCGCTCATCCCTTGGGATGGAGTATTCCAGATGTTTGACATTGCAGACATTGGATTCCAACACGGAGTATTGTTTAATGAAATGGCTGCTCGTGATACCGCTGAAGCGTTCTGTAACAGCACAAGGCGTAAAATTGTATTTGGTCACACGCACAAGGTTTCTATGCAATCAGGTCGCAATCTAGTTGGAGGAACCGGATACAACATTGGTTCTCTCACAAAGAGGTCTGCTATGGATTATGCGAAAGGGCGAAGGGCTACGCTGGCTTGGCAACAAGGATTCCTGTGGGGTGAGTATTGTGAGGAGTTGAAGCAGTCCAGTGTTCACATTACAACACGCGAGGCAAATCAGCCTTGGAGGTTGCCATGACACCAAATGATTTCCTAAAAATCATTCAATCAGAAACATCGCAGATTGATGATATTCCAAGTGGATGGTATTCGATGGAAGAATTATCAGAAATGTGGAGTCTAAGCAGGACGCATACAAATCGAAGGATTTTGGATGGGAAGAAACACGGATATGTGTCCGCTAGAAAATTCCGAGTAAAAGACAGTCAAAGAAAAATTCCATATTATTCATTCCATGAAAAAGAAAATAATCAAAAAGACAATAAACGGAAAGTCATGGAAGATACGATTAGGCCATGCAGGAAAGACAAACGGAGTCGATAACGATGGTATTTGTGATTACACGAGCAGAACTATTTTCATCAATCCGAAATGTGAAAGAACAAGACTAAATGTTCTCTGCCATGAATTGCTCCATGCAAGATTCCCCGATCTTGAAGAAGAAGCAGTAGAAGATATGGGAACTCTTTTGGCGGAAAGCTATGAAGAAATGGAACAGATTTCTTGATATGTTTTGACAATGATATTCATGGACAGTTAAAAGACTATCATTTATGGCTAAATACAATTGGATTCCTTCTTCAAGTTCCTCCGGATGCGGATGCGCTCCCTTGAATGTGCATGATTGCAATTGGCCTTATGTTGGCGCAACAGGCGCAACAGGTATTGGTGCTAGTGGCGCAACTGGATCGACTGGTTTGCAAGGCGCAACTGGAGTTGGAAGTCAGGGGGCAACTGGCTCTACAGGGCCAATGGGAGCAAGCGGAATCGGAACGCAAGGACTTACTGGAGCTACCGGAGCTACAGGTTTAGTTGGAGAAACAGGGGCTACTGGAGCCACAGGAATAGGGGCAACCGGATCAACTGGCCCAATCGGAGCCACAGGGCTTCCGGGACAATCTGCTTCGTTCTATAATTATCAAGCAGATGCGCTAAATATCTCTGGAGTTCCTGCGAATGGACGAATTATTTGGAACAATCTAACTCAAACTTCTGCAACGACTGTTACACTTTCTCATATTGATTCTTTTGGGAACGATATTGATGTGTTTTTCCCGTTATTCAAAACGGGAGACAAGTTTGTAATTCAAAATCAAGGAAATTCTGCCAACTTCCAGACATGGGAAATTTCTGCAACTCCTACAGTTGTTATAAATAGCTATGTAGCTATCCCAGTAACTTTGGTTACATCTGGTGGGACATCGCAGTTTATTGATGCACAGAACTTGATCTTTGCGATTGTTAGTTCTGGATTGGTTGGAGCTACGGGGCCACAGGGTGCAACTGGAGCCACTGGGGCTACAGGAGTTACTGGAGCAACCGGAATTGGTGCAACTGGAGCAACTGGGATTCAAGGCATCCAAGGTTCTACTGGAGCCACTGGTGTTAGAGGCACGACAGGAGCAACTGGTGCTACGGGTGCGACTGGAGTTACTGGGATACAAGGAGCAACTGGAGCCACTGGGCCACAAGGCGCAACTGGAGTTATTCCCGCCTCAAACG